TGAGATTGAATCCATAATGTCATATTTCTCTGATGAGATGAGGGAAACACTCGACGAATCACACAGAAATAGAAGAAACCCAATCCTCAAAGAGATGTTCGATGAGAAAGAGAAAAAAGATGATAAGAAAGAAAGAGAGTATTATCACGACGACGACTTCATGTACGGCGTTCCTGAGAGGCAGACTGCTGACAGCGATTTCAAATCGCCATCGCCTCTTTCACAGTATATGGACAAGGGTTCAAGAAGACCTAACGTCAGCAAGAACGGAACCCTTGACCCAAGAAAGGGTGCTCCTTCTTATGTAAATCCTGACCAGGTTGACTATGACCCAGATAGCGATTATTATCTCCAGAACAAATATGAACTTGGTCTTAACGACGACCCTGAAGCTGATTACACTGAGAGTGGTGCTTGGAAGGCTACCGACGAGAAGGCAAGAAAGTATGCTACTGCACGTGTTGCTAAGGCACAGAAGGAACTTGAAATGATTGGTAGCGAGACAAATATTGACACTGAAAAGGCTGTTGATACTTTCCGTCACGCACTATACACACTCCAGAATGCTAAGAACAACCTCGCAATCATGATTGGTGTACATCCTGAAATGATTGAGAAGTTCCTTACTGGAAACAACATTCCTTTCAGAAATGTTATGGGTAACGACGACCATGGCAATCTATTTGGATACAAGGATGCAAAGGACACTCCTAAATGCATTATCACTCCTAATGGCGAACTTCCGTTGAATACCAATATGAACGGTGAAGAAGAGGAAGAAAATGTAAACTATGTCGTTGGTCCGAGCCTTCTTGCAATGGGATTCCCAGAAATGTCAACTCCTGAACTCAAAGAACTCGTAGAAGACCTTATGACTTGGGATGATAACTATGGTGCAATGCTTGAAGAAGAGGAAAATACCATGCGTGGTTTCATCAAGTACATTCAGGGTCTTGGATACAGCGAAGACGCAAAGTATGCAAAAACGCTCAACAACGTTGTGACTGAGTGGGTATCACTTCTTGAAGACATCGCAGGTCTCCAGTCGTTTGCGGCACTTCCAATGGAGGTTCTAAATAAGCGTGAAGAAGCCGCAAACATGAGAAAGAGAAGAGGAAACAGAATCAGCGGAGGATATGAGGAATATGATGGAAGTTTCCTCAGAAACCTTAACGAAGACACAACGGTTTTGCATAACTTCGGAGACCACCCAGGATACCGCAAGAAACCGATGACAACACCAGCGAACACGGAAGTTGCTCCAAACGGTGCTCGTGACTGGAATGATGAGTCGACAAAGGGTGAGGAGCCGTTCGGAAAACAAATAGGCTCAAGTGCTCCTTTTACAGACCTTGTTGATACGATAACAAAAGAAGTTCTTAAGCACTTGAAAGGTGGTCAGAACTAATTGAATAATCAGCCCACCAATCAAAAATTGGTGGGTTTTATTTTATAAAGAACATGAGAGTTAAAGAAGAAGTAACAAAGTTAAACGTTTTTGGAAAGCACCCTGGGTATAGGAAGAAGCCAATGACACATCCGAGCAACGTTGAGGTAAATCCTAACGGGGCAAGGGATTGGAATGATGATTCCGCAAAGGGAGAGGAACCATTCGGAAAACAAATAGGTTCCAGTGCACCTTATACGGATAAGATAGTCAATATGCTTACTGATATGGTTTTCAAACAAGTAAAAAAAATTATCAGTGAGGATGTTGATGAGAAGACTTTCCTCAGGTTACCAGAACAGCCAGCCCCTACTAATGACGAGAGCATGGCGATGCAACCGGAAGCGATGGTTGGTCCTGAAGGAGTTGCTGACGCAGGTTCAATGCCAGACGACCCATCAATGCAAGACCCTAATATGATGGGTGGTGACCCTGGGATGGAAGACCCAAATGCTATGGGAGAAAATCAATTTGGCGGAAACTTTGACGCTGGTGTAGAGGCTGATGAGGATACAGACCCAGAAAATTTCATCCAGCAACTCACAGGAAAACTTTCACAGTCTCTTAAAGATTATGATGAACAGAACCCTGGGAATCTTGACCTTGACAAATATGTAATCGGAATGATTGTAAGACAGGCTGTCAAGGGGATGGATGAAGGTGAAAGAAAGAAAGTAATCAAGAAAATAAAGGAGACCCCACTTCCAAGTGATGACCAGATGGAAGACACATCAACGGAAGGTGTGGAAAGTGACCCAGCACTTGATGGTGATATGGGAGACGAAGAACAGCAGGTAGCACCAGATGCTGGAGGACAAGAATCTACTCAGATGAATGAAATTCGTTCTCTTAGACTTACAAAGAAACAATTCAAAAAACTTTGTGAGGCGATAAACAACACAGAAGATGATGATTCAAGACGTGATTCTGATTATTCAAAATATGTTAAACCGAATAAGAGAACTTATCCTTTTATCCCTCCACAATTCAAATAAAACAACTATATTAACAATATGAAAAGGACCGTAAAACTTACAACTGAGCAGGTAAACATGATGATGTCAGAGGGTATTGTTTATGACGTTGACAATGTTAAAGAAAATCCGAGAATGCTTTCCGTTGCACAAAATAACGATGGCTATATTGGAGTCGGCTCTTTCCACAACGGAAGTAATGCGGATGAGCCCGTTAACGTTACAACGGATGTTGACAATGCGGGTGAGGCTGCTGCAGAAGTACGCTCACAAGGAATAAATGCCAATATAGTAGTTCCGGCAAACGGCACAGATTCAGGAGAACTATCACAAGCACAGACAGATGCAAAAAATGCTGGTGCTGACAGTGTGAAAGAGTCAAGGTTCAGCAAAAAGGACATTATGGAGATGAGGCGTAAATACCTTAGCGAAAACATAACTACATATGCCAAAAAAGATTTTTATAACAGAGGAAATGGCAGATAAACTCTTCAAACACAATGATGTGAATGAAAAGTTGGCCAAAAAACTTGATAACCACGAGACTTTTTTCGGGGATAATCCTATATTTCCTCCAACAGAAGGTATTTCATTTGAACATATGCTCGCAATGAGAGGGTATGAATCAGTAAGAGATACTACTACTGAAGATATCCTGCAACTTCCGTTGAATGAGAAAAAGATACTCCTTCAAAATATTACCGTAAAATGTCAGGAACTCGAGGAGAAGAACAGCAGGGCACTTGAAAAACTTTGTTTCAATATCATAAACAAAATGTTTGCCATTCCAAACGGTGCAATAACATTTAAATGCCATCTGTTAAAGGACGTATCATCACGTGAAAGGAACCTTAGGGCTAAGCCAGAAGATTCCCCTGGAATGGAGTATGATTCAGTGAAAGAATTAAAAAACCTTCGTAACGAGGTAAATAAGAGACAGATTATAAACGCTCTTACTATGGGAGCTGCTCTTCAATATTCAAAACTTCCAAAACGTTTTATCGGGGATGTTTACGAAATTGATTCAGAATTGCCTAAACTTTATAAGCAGTACTATTCATTGAATTCGCTCATTTTGTATGAGGACACCATACACGAAATTGACGAGCACAACAAGTATCAGGCTGGTATGGTGAACGTAAAGATTTCAGGACCAGGAAAACGCCCTCTTATTGAATCATTTGGAACAGTTTTTCCGGTAATGTTATGTGAATCAGTCCGTGGATTTATGGAATTGTTCTCCACACACGGACTTCCAGAAAAAAAAGAATTTGCCGAATATATCATGAAAAAGACAGATTGTGTTGAAGGGGAAATGTGGAACATGATTCTCGGTCCTGAAATGTGGAATATTTTCTCTGAATCTGTAGGTGATTTGGATATAAAGTATCTTCCATTGCTGTTCACGAGATTAAGCGAACTCAGTGTTGATGAATTTACGGAAATCATGCAGGAAGTGTTTGGAAGAACGAGAAGCGGAAAGGAGATGATGAAAGAATTTGTGGAAAGCGTGGTTGATGAAATAGATTACGAGGATTTTGAAGATTCGTTAGGTATGAAAAATCTTCAAAAAAATATGATTTCGGATGAATATCTTACACCGGAAGAATTGGACCTTATATAATATTTATTAAAGAAACACTTGTTGAAATGCAGTTAGTTGAGATAAAGAAAAACAATACGGGAACCGGACTTCTTATAGAGAATGACGGATATATCTCTATGGAAAGTGGGGACAACAAGAAACTTTATGAATCCATTAAGTTGAATGAGGATGTTAATGGAGGCTGGAATGTTCCCAGACCGTTTATTGTAAGTGCGGTATTTCAGAAGTTTGATATAGAGAACGCCAATGGAAGAATTTACCCTGAAGCAGTTCTCAAGGCACAGGTTGAAAAGTATATGGAGAAGATTGCCGACCGTCGTGGATACGGTGAAACCAACCACCCGGAGGACAGTTCAATCAACCTTTCCAGAATTGGCATGAATATTATTGAGCTTCACTGGGAAGGGCATACACTTGTAGGAAAAATTGAAATCCCTGTAACTGAGGGTTTCAGAAAACTTGGAATTGTATCTACTTGTGCAGATGAGGTGGCTAATCTCCTTATGAATAATTTGAAGATTGGTGTTTCATCAAGAGGAGTTGGCTCCGTTGAGCAGAGGTATGGAAAATATATGGTTGGTGATGATTATGAACTGATTTGCTGGGATGTTGTCAGCGACCCAAGTACGCCTAATGCATGGATATCAACAAACGAAGAGGAATTACAGCAGTACGTCGAATCTAAGACACCTGAAAAGAATACACTTTTGGAAAAATTGAATAGATTTGACGGATGGCTTTTGAAATAAGCCTGTAAAATGGCAAAATATAACCGATTAAAACCTATATTTTTATGAACTATATGTTTTTTTTCGTTTATGTTTTATATTTATTGTAAAAATAAGGTTAAATAATTTTTTCGATTATGAACGAAAACGCAAATAAATCTGTTTTGGACCCAGAGATGCTTTCCGAAGCATTGAAGGCACAGACAAAAGATACTATCGAAGTCATTCTTGAAAATGCGGTTAAATCTTATCTTAGAGAGGCCGCTGACGAGGACTTAGAGGATGATGCTGATAAGGTCGACCCAACCGCTCCAGAGGGAGACGATGTACCTACCGTTGATGAGGTTCCGGCTGATGGGGAAGCTGAGGTAGCAGATGCTGCTCCAGCAGAAGAACCAGCAGTAGAGCCTGACGGTGCCGCCGAAGAACCTGCCGAAGGTGATGGCGATGAATGGTCAAACTTTGATGACTATAAGGTTGGCGATGGCGAGTATGATATGACTGGCGTGGAAGACACTGAGAAACTTGCTCAGGTTTGGAAACTCATGAAAGATGGTGACGAAGTTGTCGTTAAACAGCAGGACGGCAAATTAGACATCAAGGATAATGAGTCTGGCGCTGAGTATCTTGTAACCCTTGACGGGGAAAATGAAACAGAAGAAGAGGAACCTGTTTTTGAAATAACTTTTAACAAAAAGCCGATTATGAATGAAGAGAATCTTGGTTACACTGATAACTACCAGAACAAAGATGTTGTTGTAGGCAAAGAACCTTACGATGCTGCAACACCTAACAAGACCAACAATTGGGATGCCGGTGCTCCTGATGGAAAGAATAAGCCATGGGCAGGTCCTTCAAAGAAAGAAGGTAAACCTTACGCAGGCGAAGTTAATGAAGAAGGAGATGCCGAAGGTGGTGACATCTTTGAAATTACATTCGATGAATGCGGTGATGGTATGCCAACTGACGGACCCATGGAAGAAGGCGCAACATTCCCTGATGAGAATTCTATGAGGCTTAACCCTGGAAACGAAGTTCATGATGAGCCACATCGTCGTCGCCACAACAATAAGGAAGGCAACATGAGTGATGGTACTGCAATGAATGAGGCTATCCAGAAGAAACTTGAAAAGATTGAAGAAGAAAACAAGGTTCTCAAATCTTCACTCGTTAAATTCAGAAAGGCTCTCAACGAAGCCGTTTTGACTAATTACAACATTGGCAACTTTGTAAACCTTATTATTGAAAACTCTACCACAAAACAGGAGAAGATTGACATTCTCAAGAGATTTAGTAACGAGGCAAAGACCAAGGACCAGAGCAAGGCTCTCTATGAGTCAATTAACAAACAGCTCAAATCAGTCAAGAAGGGTGGCGTTGCTATTGACAGACCTATGAATATTAACGAATCTGCTGTAAAAAACATCAATGAGAGCACTATTTATAAAAACGATGACGAAGCCATCAATTATGCTCTCGATATGATTCAGAGAATGAACAATCTCTAATCTCAAAATAAAATAACGAAAAAAGTAATAATAAGAATATGAAAAACAGTATTTTAACATCTGGTAAGCTTGGTAACGTTGCATACGATACCCAGAAACTTATCCGTGAGGAAATCCAGAAGCGTTGGGATGGTATCGGCTTTACCGCCGGTCTTGACGGCTATCTCAAAGAGAACATGGCTATCCTCTTCGAGAACGAGGCAAAGCACCTCATGACTGAGGCTACTGCTTCTGATAACAGCGGTTCTTTCGAAACTGTTGTTTTCCCTATCATCCGTCGTACGTTTGCTAAACTTCTTGCTAACGATATCGTCAGTGTTCAGGCTATGAACCTTCCTATTGGTAAGCTCTTCTTCTTGAAGCCTGTTACCAGCGAGCGTAAGTGGGAAATGGAGAACGGTGATGCAGTCGGTGATGAAATCGTCGGTGGTGAAGTTGGTAAGCACTACGGTCTTATGGGTTACGAGCGTGAGGAGCGTAACGGTTCCGTCGCTCAGTCCAACCGCTACTATCTTCCTGACGAGGTTGTAAACGAGATTGCTTACAGCGTTTTCGACAACCGTGGAAACGTCGTTCTTGACGGTGTTTCTTTCGACGAGGCTAAGGCTGCTGCTGATGCAGACCCTTCTTATGTAATTCGTCAGGTTTCCCCTCAGGTTACCCAGTACATGAAGAAGACTCTCTATGACCTCTTCTACAACGACTTCCTTTATGACAATTCTAAGGGTAAGATTCATATCAACCTCGGAACTGCTACTCCTGTTGTTTTCAACTTCAAGGGCGAGCTTGTTGACCTTGCTTCCGGTTCCACTTTCCCAGTTTATGGTGCTGATGGTTCCGTTCGTAACGTCATCCTTAAGGTTGGTGGTTTCTCCAGCGTAAATCCTGGTAGACTTACTGGTCCTGATGGAAACGAAATGGATACCGAGGAATTCCTCGCATCTCTTAAGGTCATCGCTGCAGAGGACATCCCTGCATCTTCTGGTGACACTTCTTCATTCCGTAAGGGTGAAGGCATTCAGTTCCGTCTCGTTACCCAGCGTTATGGTAAGGGTATGGTAGAGTACGCAGACGTTTGCGACGCTGACGGTCATATCTACATTGAACTTGACCTCGCTAAGCCAGTTCGCAAGCAGGGACAGACCATCGATGGTTTCATCGGTGTTGCTCCTGACGCAGTTTCCATGAACTCCTTTAAGATTGCATGGGCACAGTACGATTCTCTCGAACTCGAGACTGAGATGGGTGAGGTTTCCTTCCAGCTCGATTCAGTGACCGTTTCCGTAACCGAGCGTAAGCTTCGTGCTACTTGGTCTCCTGAACTTGCACAGGACGTTTCCGCATTCCACAACATCGACGCTGAGGCTGAACTTACTGCTATTCTCTCCGAGCAGATTGGTGCTGAAATCGACCGTGAAATCCTCCGTGACCTCCGTAAACTTGCTCCTTGGCAGCTCGCTTGGGACTACACCGGATGGAGAAGGCAGGCTGGTTATTCAACCAACTACACTCAGAAAGACTGGAACCAGACTCTTATCACTAAGATTAACCAGATTTCTGCACAGATTATGAAGGCTACCCTCCGTGGTGGTGTTAACTTCATCGTCGTTTCTGCTGAAATCTCCGCAGTCTTCAATGACCTTGAGTACTTCCACGTAACTGACGCTAACGCAGAGCAGGATTCTTACAACATGGGTATCGAGCGTATTGGTAGCCTCTCCGGACGTTATCAGGTATACGTAGACCCTTATGCACCTCACTGGTCAATGATTCTTGGTCACAAGGGTAAGTCCCTCCTCGACACTGGTTACATCTATGCACCTTATGTGCCTATGCAGCTCACCCCGACAATGTATAACCCGTTCAACTTTGCTCCTGTAAAGGGTATCATGACTCGTTATGCTAAGAAGATGGTTAATAACCGCTTCTATGGAGCCGTAAAGGCCACTGGTCTCCAGACCTTTGACATCCGTGAGCTTCGCTAATCTTACCAGATATTTATTGGTAATCAATAATTTAAGAGCCTCTTTTCAAAAGGGGCTCTTATTTTTTATTGTATAATTAAACAAAATGCGTTAATAACGTTTAGCATTTTCTTTATTTTCACAATATTTATTTGTATATTTGCAATGAAATGGAGAAGATAGAAAAATATAGAAAAATTGATGAGCCGATACATTGTGTTTATATTTACTTAATTAGTGAATATATGTCTTGTTATATTGGTAGAACGAAGGAATTGAATGAACGAGATTTATCTCATAGAAGAGGAAGAAAGCACCAAGATGGCAGTGTGACGTATGATGGATTGTATCAATTTTGCAAAGAACATAATATAGAAATACCAAAACCAATAATCATTGAAAACAATATAACTGGCATTAAAAGCCTTGAATTGGAGGATTATTGGGTAAATCAATATAAATCTCTTGGGTGGAACGTCTTAAATAAGGCTAAAACTGGAATTAAAAGTGGTTCTCTTGGGCATGTAAAAATATGGGATTATGAATCTTGTAAAGAGGAGTGTAAAAAATATAGAACGAGGACAGAATTAAAAGAGAACAGTTTTGGATGTTATGAAGTTTGTTTAACTATGGGATGGTTGGATGAATTTATATCTGAATGGGGAAAGCATAGAAATGGGTATTGGTCAATAAAGGATAATGTCCTAAATGAATGCGAAAAATATACAAATATATCAGATTTTGCTCACAAATCTCCTGGTGCATATAAATCTGCTAAAAAAAATGGGTGGTTTGATGAACTCCCATTTAGCAAATATTCATCACCAGATTTATCGTTTGAAGAAGTGTGGGATTATTACCAAAAATGCGGAAACATAAATGAAACCATAAAACGCTTTAAAACATCACATCAACGATTGAAAAAACTGTTTGAAGAAAATGGTGAGAAAATGGGCAATCATAACAGAAAGGACCCGTTACCAGAAGAAATACCGGAGATTGTAAAACTTTACGAAAACGGAACACCCGGAAGGGAGATAGAGAAACATTTCAACATTAGCAGAAAACGAATCCCAAAGGTTGTTAAAGAATATTATGACAAACGAACAGAAGAAGAACAGATTCATAGTTAAGGCAATTAAGGCACATCCAGGAGAGCAACTGGATTATTCGAAGGTTATATATATCAACAGTAAAACACCAGTAGAAATTATTGACCATGACCTTCGTCCAGATGGTATTGAATACGGAAGTTATTGGCAATCGCCAGAAAATCATGTCCGTGGTCAGGGGCATCCAGATAAACGCGGTTCTAAAATTTCAATGGCAAAGTCAAGTGAACAAGATAAAGTTATTGAGCGTTTCAAAAAAGTGCATAAAGGAGAAAACCTTGATTATTCACAAGTAAAATATGTAAATATGCATACGAAGGTGAAAATTATATCGCACGATTTACGTCCAGACGGAACCGAGTATGGCGAGTTTTGGCAGGAGCCTGTTGTTCATCTTAAGGGCTGTACGCATCCTGAAATAAAGAAAAGAGGGAGACCGGTATCTGTCACAAAAAAGTATAATTCACCTGAGCAGGCGAAAATGTTTTTGAAAAACATCAACGAAATATCCGGTATTTGTGTTTCTGATGATGGTGTTTGTGTTTGTGGTAAGTATGCTTTTAATTATGTACCACTCATTTCTGACGGTAAAAATACTCTTATAGAAAAAACAGAATCGTATAAACTAAATGGTATTTCTCTTATTAACATTTTTGAAGACGAATATGTGAAAAGAAAAGATATTGTTCTGGAAAAAATAAAACATATACTTGGATTAACTCATAGCACTATAAAGGCTTTTGGCAGAAAATGCATAGTCAAAAAGGTATCCGGAAGCGAAGTGAAACAATTCCTGAACACATACCATATCCAAGGTTCCGCCGGATATACTGTTGCCTATGAGGCGTTCTACAATGATGAATTGGTTGCAGTGATGACGTTCCTCAACAATGGAGGGTGGGAACTGAACAGATTCTGCACCAATACCCATTATAGTTGCCCTGGTGTAGCATCAAAAATATTCACCCATTTCGTAAAGGAATACAATCCAGTTTCCGTGAAATCCTTCCTTGACCGCAGATGGTGTTTTGATGAGAAAAACAATCTTTATACTAAATTAGGCTTCAAACAGGATGCAATTTTACCACCAGACTATAGATATACAAATGGTCATGGAGAAAGACTTCATAAATTTGGGTTCAGAAAACAAATACTCCATAAAAAATATGGACTTCCGCTTGATATGACGGAGAACGAGATGACTGCAAAACTTGGCTATTATAAAATATGGGATTGCGGGCTAATTAGATATATTTGGAAAAATTCAGCCAAATAATCCAAAAAATCGTGATTTTGGCTGATTTTTGGAAACAAAAATCCCCGGTAGAAATCAATCTATCGGGGATTTATTTATTTAATCAACCACGAATAAGGATTTTGGTCTTTTTGCGAACTGTTTCCTGTGATGAACGGCATTGCATATTTCTTTGTGACTTCAACATTGACAACGCCCTTCTTATAATCAACATTCGTTCTTATCTGATTGCCGACAAGGAAACCTTGCATGTTAGCAGTGTCTGTTTTCTGTGCTCTCTCAATCTTATTGAACGAGAATTCCATAACAAACAATCCCATAGCAAGGCAGGTAATAGTATCATCGTGGAATCCATCCATGTGGTCCATTCTGGCTTGAGTTCCCTTGTAAATCCAGGTATCCAATTCATTGATAACCCTCATTGAACGAATCTTGAAACCGTTGGTCTTTACAAGATTAGCGAAACTTGAAAGCATCTGGAAACGTACTGATTGTGTATGGAAACCAGGCATTCTACCATCTGTACCGGTCTTCAATGCGGTAGCCTCCTGTTTCATAAGATATTTTGAAAGATTTACATCATCATAGTATAGATGGGATTCATATCCAAGATTCATAAGGGTAAGGACACACGCATCACCAGTTCCTCCGATACAATCGACGACAGTGAACGCATTTCCGTACATTCTACCATACTGATAAGCAATTTCACCAATCTCATCTCCAGTCTTTTTCCCGTGATATTCAGCTACCTGTTCGACAATAGGCATTCCATTCTCGTCACGACCATCCATATCAATGATTTCGATTGCCGTACGGTCAGCAGCATCACCACGGGAACAGTCGATTGCCATGATATACCTATGCCCTTCAATTGGAGGCTTCCAAAACCACGTGTCTTCAACAAACGGGTCTTTCAAATCCTTTAGTGGTTCACGAGCATTAAGTTTCTCCTGCATTTCAATGAATTCAGGTGCAACAACGTTCGCTGCAGAACCGAGGAAAGAAACATCCAACTCCTGTGCGATTTTTTGTGTATCGTAATTAAACTGCTGACACATTGTAACATACCACGGGGAAGTGGCCTCCCATCCGTCTTTTTCAAGTTTTTCCCATCTTTCAGGGTCGTATTTTACGTTTCCTTCCTTGTCAAGATACGGTTCTTCCTGTACTGTAATTTCTCCAGTCTCCGGGTCTTTCTTTACCCATTTCAAAAATTTGTTATATCTGGAATCTTGGTACCATCGTAATTCAACCAATTCGTAATTATTCCAGGTAGAGGAGCCCTTCTGTGACGCAAGTTTACAAGTCTTATAATAAAGTGCATCTTTACCGTTAGGGGTGGAAATCATGATAATATGTCCACCAGTAGAAACCGTGGGGATGGCGGATGAGTAAACAATGTCACCTTTTTCAATAAATGCAGCCTCGTCGAATACGAGATATTGTACTCCTCCGACACCTCGGGAAGCATGAGGACCGGATGAACGAGCAACAACACGACTATTATTAAAAAATATAAGTTCTTTATCATTGCATTTTTTGAAAAGGTCTCGTTTCTCAGGCGGTTCCATTGGGTTGGCTGTCTTCTCAATGAGTTCGTTGTCTCCCCAGAGCCATGCCGGATACTGCATCGAGAAATCCCTGATTTTATTAAGCATCTGCTGTGCGAGGTCCAGAGTGTTTCCTATACAAAGAATCGTAATTGGTTCATCTTTTTCAGCAAAAAGAATTTCGCCTGATAAAAATGCGCCGCATGTTGTTGTTATTCCACTTTGTCTTGGTTTTTTTAATACACAGTTACTTCCTTTTGATAAAGTAATACAAAATTCTTGCTGTTTTGGGAACATATGAAATGGAACGTCTTTTGACTGGGTAGCATCATATGTTTTAAGATAGTTTTGTATTAAATACACCCTTGACTTGTCAGCATAGCATTTGGCGTATTCTTCTTGTATTTGATTATAGTCCAGCATTGCTCTTTTTCTTTTAATTTAATGATTTTTAGGATATGATAAATAGTTGAACTTCCAGAAAAAACTGGTTAAATACTGCTAACCGTGATATTTATAAAGAAAAGTATACTAATGGCAACAAAAGTAACTCCCGAAATAGAAAGTATATTCAGGCAATTCAGGTCCCTTTGCGGTGCGCCTATTCGCCCTGTACAACTTACAGATGACCAATTGTGCGATATCCTTGATATTGCCAAGGGGGATTATGCTGAAAAAGTACAGAACTGGCTAATCGAACAGAACTGGGCTGGGCTTTACGGAAAAAACGTAACAAACTTGGATTTCGCCTACGCATTGTCAGTCAGAAGCCTTGATATGTCAAAAAGTTTTTCCTATTGGTTCTCAAAACAGGTTGGACTTCAGCAAAACGGACCATGGGAAATGAAGAAGGATTTCATAACCATTGAAAAAGGAAAACAGGATTATGTAATTCCAGCCGGGCGTGAGGTTAACAGGGTAATGTACGTCAATCCTCCAACATCACAGGCGGCTCTATTCGCAAATTATGCCGGAATTGACATTGGTTTCGGAGGCGGATATGCACAACTTGGCGGAGGTACATACGGTCCTGTCGGCGGATTCTTTACCGCTCCTGCTGCTGACGTTGCTTATCTTGCGACAGACCTTCAATACAAGAATAGGCTTCTTCGCGGAGACCTTGTTTATAATATGACAGCTGGTCCTGATGGCACTCATATACTTCATCTTTTATCAACACCTGGTTCAAAACTCACGTTCAATTACATGGGTGGATATGGAGGAATGCTTGGGCTTGTTGGGTGCCAGGTATGGTATTCATATTATGACGCGACCGCTGATAACGCTGATGAATGCAGGCTTGCAAATCCGGATGTCATCATATCTCCTGACCAGATTCCTCTTGCGGACCTTGATTTCGCATTGTTGAACGGTCCGACGAAGACTATAATCAGGCAGTTGTTTATAGCAAAGGCAAAAGAAACGCTTGGTAATGTTAGAGGTACTTTCAGTGGAAAGGTTATGATTCCGCAAGCTGAACTTACGATGGACTACAATATGTTTATCACCCAGGGGCAGAAGGAATACGATAAGACAATGGAAACCCTTGAAAAAAGGTTGGAGAGGATGATGCCATGGACACATCTTGAAAATCAGAGAAAGATGCTCGAACAGACTCTTGAACTTCAGAAGGGTACACCTCTTGGCATTTTTATGATTTAACTTTATTTTAGTAATCAAAACCTTATATTAAAAAGAAAAGGCTTATGGCTAATAGAACTATATTTCAAACACTCTCTAAGGTGATTGGTGGCGGTAGTGGAACAATGACTCCTAAACCGATTCCACCTAAGACAGTGCATACCTATAACATAAACAACGATATACTCTACACAACAAAAAACAAGGCTGATTTTGAGGAGAAGAAACTGCAGGCACAGCAGGAAAAATTGCTTGCAATGCAGTGGTACAAGGCTGGTGTTGACCTCGCCGCAAGTTCTACGGAAAGCCTTACCAATTTACAGATGATGTACAGGGACGCTGACCTCATGGAAATCAGCACCCCGGAAATCGGCACGGCACTTGAAATCGTGGCGGAGGAAACCTGTATGATTGGTAATACCGGAAAGATGCTCAATGTCTCCTCAAAGTCAAATAGGATAAAGGCAATCCTGGAAGACCTTTTCTATAATAGGCTTGACCTTCACGTAATGCTCCCTATGGTTGTTAAGGACACTGCTAAATACGGTAATGAGTTTATGATGCTCAACATTAACGCAGAAGATGGTATTACTGGCTGGAGAAGGCTTCCTGTTTATGAAATGCAGAGGCTTGAAAACGGAATCACAAATCCTTACATGGCAGTCGGAAGTATTACACAGGTAGGAGAGATTCATCCTGACGAGACAAAGTTCTTGTGGGTTGGAAGGAATGTGAATATTCCTTATCAGAACTGGCAGGTCGCACATTTCCGTCTTATCAATGATTCAACGTTCCTTCCTTATGGATGCAGCTGGCTTCACAAGGCTCGCAGAAGTTGGAGGATGCTTACGATGATGGAGGATATGATGCTCATTTATCGTCTTGAACGTAGTATCGAACGCCGTGTATTCAAGATTTACACTGGTGCAATTGATGATAAGGATGTTCCGGCTTATATGCAGCAGGTTGCAAACCAATTCAAAAGAACCCCTATCATTGACCCACAGACCGGGCAGATTGACCTTCGCAAGAACTTTGCATCTGTTGATTCAGATTTCTTTATTCCGTTCAGGAGTGAGGAAACAGCAAGTAAAATTGAGCCACTCGGTTCAGTCCAGAATCCTACAGCGATGGATGATATTGAATACGTAAAACAGCACCTTCTTGCCGCGCTTCGTGTTCCAAAGGCATTCCTTAACTTTACAGACCAGTCGCAGAATAAGGGACAGAACCTTTCAATCATGGATGTCCGTTTCAGCAGGATGATTAACCGTGTACAGCAGACAATCCTCATGGAACTCAACAAGATTGCGATGATTCATCTTCTTATTCTTGGTTTCACTGACGAGGTTACGAATTTCACTTTGACGATGAACAATCCTTCCTCTCAAATTGAGATGCAGGAACTTGATGCCCTTTCCAAGAGAGTCGCGGCCGCACAGACACTTCTCCAAGACCCAGGTAACGGTATTCAAATTTATTCCTATCACAGGGTTCTTAAAGAAATCCTTCATATGAGCGATACTGAAATCGCCGATAACCTCAATGAAATCCGTCTCGAAAAGGCTCTTGCTGCAGAACTTCAACTCACACAGCAGGTTATCAAGAAAACTGGAATCTTTGACCCGACAGACAGGATTTACGGAGACCCTCAGGCTAAATACGATTATAGCCAGATGGAAGAAGGAGAAGGCGGACCTGGCGGTGGTGGCGCACCTGGAGGCGGAATGGATATTGGTGGCGGCATAGACGACCTCGGAGGACCGGAAGGTGGAGACGTTGGCGGTGCTGAAGAATCTATGGATATGGGCGACGCACCTGAGGCTGATGCCGGTGAGCCTGTTGCCGAATCCAGGAAAAAGAAAGAAAATCTTATCACTGAGATTTTAACTTATGGAAAGCCAAAGTATTCATTTTTTGATGAGTATATGAATAAAATAAACGAGGGTATTCAGAAAGAAGAAAATTCACTCGGTAGGGTTGAAACAGTTAGTGACAGTTTCATTATAAACGAAGAACTCAACTCAATTGTCGGTGAACTGGATACAATTATATCGGAAGGAAACCTTGATGAGGTTGTGAAGCCTGACACAGATAAAACTGACATTGAGAACATTTTGAACGATTAAAAACTATTTATAGAAAAATTATTTATGGAGACTTTAGAAAAGAAAATAGCAAAGATAAACGAAGATTTCGACAAAAAGCAGACTGAAATGCTTGCCAAACTTACCGAAGAAAGGGCTATGGTTATTGCAAAGGAAATTGTCAACGATACAGTCAAGAATCTTCCTTCAATGTCGATGGGCAATATCATTTCAATTTTTGAAAATATTTCCCCAGTACTCATCAAGTCAAAAGGCGGAAAGAATAGAATTAACGCTTTTGTTTCTCTCGTAAAAGAAGATAAAAACATTCATAGTTTTTATGTAATCAAAGAAAGTATGAATGGAAACGTAGGAATTGACAACCCGAAGGAGTTCATAAACGAAATGGTTTCGGTTGCAAATGAAACTTACAACAAGGCTGGGTACAAAGAATCAAAGGATAAACTTGTTAAGTTCGTTTCAGAAGCCATCCTCAGCGTTTCACCAGATAAAGTCAGTGGCAAGATTAAAGTAAATGAGGCAAGTGAAAAAATGTGCAACAACATTGAGACGCTTGTATGCGGCAAGAAAACCATCAAGAACACGGCTGCAAGACTTAAGAGTTTGAATGAAGCAGTTGAATTCCTTTCAAAGAAGCCAAATGATGAGTCAAAGGAAGATGTTTTTGAACATTACAAGACAGAGTGTATTAACTCAATCAACGAAGCATGGAAAGGTGCTGATGTCAATGTAAGGATGAAACTTACGGAAATGAAAGACAGGATTTCAAAGAAAATGTATTCAGAACTTACTGTTGATGACGACATCAAGTACATGAAAGAACTTATCGAAACCATTAGATAATGAAACTTGTATTAACTGAACAACAACTCACGAACCTTTTATGTGAGGAGGCTCTTATGGAATCAGTATTTCATAAGGGTATGTCGTTTGGTGAAATAGTAGATGCTGTTAAAAGACTTGGCAAAAAGGGACTTCTCACCGCAAGCATCATTATGAACATCGTCCTTATGTTTAACCTTAATCAAGCACAGAAAGCCACATTAGAGAACATTGCAAAGGTTGAACAGGCGGTTGAAGAAAAGAAATCTTGTAAATTCAACAAAGAAACAGGTGAATGGGAGAAAAATCCTGAGGCTTGGTCAGAAGTATCTGGAGATGCCCTTGCTACGGTTTATAACGCTGTTCCTGGCCAGTGTAACAACGATGTGATTCACACGGCATCTATGTTCAAACTAAATCTTGGCGATGTTCTTTCACAGCGTGTAATTGCAATGGAAAGAACGTATATGAAGGAACTTGGTTTGAAATATGGAGATGTTGTTTATATTGAAGGAACTGGAAAATGGGATGGTCCTTGGCAGATACAGGATACTATGAACAAAAGATTTGCTGGAATGCATAAAATAGACATCCTTGTTCCGAATAGCATAAGAACCGGAAAATGGAATGGTGTGAAAATATCAGTTCCAACAAGTGAAAAATTCAAAGAAGATGCAAAATCAATGATGGCTCCAAGTGTATAAAAATAGGAAAATATATACTTGTTGCCCATTTTAACCCCTAATTGACCAACTAAAAACGATTAGATATGAATGCAATAACGACACATAAAAAAACTGATTTCGGTGATGTATGGTATGTGAACTCAACTGACGGCTCATTTAGGTTTGCCATATATCGTTACGACGATGATTCTGATACGGTTTACCTGTCAAATGTATTCGTTAGTGAGGAAAACCGTGGGAAGGGATATGGCAACTGTATTTTGGATGCAACCGACAATGTGGCGAAGGAAATGCGTGCTAAAACGATAGGGCTGAAAGTGAAAAAGGGTTCATTTGCTCATCAGTGGTACGGCAGGCACGGTTATTCAGATTTAACCGATGATGAAGAAAACCCACAGTTCGTGTGGATGACAAAAAGTGTTTAAACAATATAAGCCGTAGGCTTTAACTTGTACGGCTTTTAATTAGCCCGTTTTTGGACAACAGGTATATAGTTCCCTAAAAATAAACCCCAGGATTTGATTCCCGGGGTTTCTTTTTTTAGCAATTGAAGAAATCAGGAGCAACAAGCGGAGTATTGTACTTGTCCCTCTGGAATTTGATTTTAAGAGGGTCAGGAAACGCAAAAAATTTGAAACCAGCCTGTTTGTTGAAATCTTCGAACTTTCCGTTACATCTGTAGTGGAAGAAGTTCCATGTTCTTAAATTCTCTTTCATCATAGCTATGTTTTGTTTTGTTATTTTTTTTATTAAATGATTTAGATGTGTGTTTTGTAATATCCAGCAGGGCGATTTTTGTCGTATGCATGTAGCATTTCTGCATTTGTCATTGGCTTAAATTCATTTGGTTGTAACCTATCTCTAAGACCAATGAGCCCAAATTTAATAAGAGAATCCTCCCATTCTGAGTATTTTTGATTATATAAATTTTGCGCTATATTGCGAAGTTGCTCATCAGTAGAGTTGGCGGTCGCACCTTGCTGTTTAGCATACGCTATCAGATTCATTCTAAAATCTTTTATGATGTAGTCATTCACACGTTTAAGATTCATTTCATTTAATACCTTGCGAACTGATTGTGTGATTATATTTTTAAGTTGCGACTCGTTAAGTTTTATTATATTTTTACCCATGGCCTTGTTACTTTAGTTTAATTATTTTAATATAAATATTTTTATTACTTAATATAAATATAAAGGTCTTCCGAAATAGGGACAATCATCAATCCTGATGGATACTCTACACCGTACTGTGTCAGGTCTTCCAAGAATTCTATATTGAACCATCCTTTGAATTTGCCAACCTCATTGGTGTCTCTCTTTTTCCATTTATATTGCACGATATATTTTTCCTCACACCCTCCGTCTTCTGACATTACAATTTCACACGGGGCTTTTGAAATCTTAAGAATATCGGTGTCAACGTTCCTCATAGAAAACGTAACAACTGCATTCTGTATTGCCTCATGAAACTTCCAGAAAGAATACCTACCATCATTTATTACTTCCATACGAAGGGTTGGTAGGACACTTCCCTTATTTATGAAAAATTCCTGTTCCATCAAAAAACATTTACTATAAATAGTTAGTTACTTACGTTTTTCGTGGATAGTAAACCCCCTTTCATATATCTTGTTTTTGAACTCGTCAAGCACATCATTGATTCCAGGAGACATTGTTTCACGTATTTTATCCATGTTCTTGCATACCGGATTTGCGAAGTTTTGAGAAAAGAATAATTGGAAGAACAGGTATGTGTTTTTGCCGTATTTCAGCCCGTTTTTAGGCACTTCAAGATTTGAAATGAAGGTTTTATTAAGAAACTTATTATTTGACGTATAACGCTTCAAAATACACTTTAAATCCTTGTCCAATGCGTCTATTGAATCCCCATATTCGTCCATTTCTTCAACAGGACTGATGTACGTTTTACCTGAGACGTAAATTGAAACTGGGTTTAGTCTGTTTACTGAGCCAATGCTTGATTTGAAAGTTTCGTTACTTAATTTTTTCTCTACATTTAACCTTTTAGCCATAGTTTTTGTTTTCAATATAAACATTTTTGTTAAAAAGTCAAATTGACTAAATGGGGTCAACTTTCTTTCCGATAAAAAATATTTTCTTATCCTTTTCAATGAAAAAGAAGAATGGTTTGTCTAATACAATATCAATCACCTCTTCTTTCATCGCTGTGCACCCGCTGAGACATAAAACAGCAGTTGCTGCAGCTGCTTCGACACCATTATCGTCACAGGCAATCTTGGCTTTCTGCCTCACCTGGAGTTTGTTGTGGTTCTCGTCCTCATACTCGCAGTAAAAATCACCGTCTGCTTTTATGAATGGCATTTTAATTTTTGCTGTAATAACAGAATGGTTTTGTGTTATATAATTTGTTATAAACTTAACATCTTTTTCACTGAGACCAGCCGAAACATTTTCTGGCATAAATGTATGGAACTTGATGCCATTTTTAAGAAACATGGTAACCAACGGACCGCCATTATACCAAAATATGTGTGCTTTCTCGGTCGTTTCACTTTCCATTCCTTCAATCTCTCCGCCAGCAAACTTGAATTTGTCAATTTTTTTACGTAAGTGAAACCATTTCTCTTTAAGATAGATGGCATTCAGGACAATACCTATTATTCCACTTTCCATAAAGTTATCAAAATCACTCGGGGAAACTATTGAGGATATCATTCTATTCGTATGTCCCTCACAGTCATCGTTTATCTTATTGGAAGTTGCAACCTTTTCAGAGAACGATACTTTGGTTTTATTGTCTTTGAAGACCTCGGTAGCCCTGTCTTCGTATGTTTTGTTTATATCGTCTGTTTTTTGTTCTGAATACCAGTTATTAAATTCTTCAATACCGTCAGTCAGGCTTGTATCTGGTTTTGTATTTGACATACCCATGACATACATTGCACCACAAACGGCTCGTTCAAGACTATATGGAGATAATATAAAATCACCATTATGTCCGTTCAACACCTTCAAAATGTTTTCATTCACACTCATGACCAATATTTTTACATAATATGAATGGTGTAACAAAAAAGTAAACAAATCCATAAAAAACGAAAGGGAAACCGAAGTTCCCCTTTCTGCACATAGGCTCAGACCTCATTTTCGAGATTTAACCAAATAAATATTGTTTGTGGGCTCGTCGCTTTATCGAAAGCATCGGAGTCAATGTGTTTGCTTTTTACATTCCTTCTTCAACCATCTATAAATATTTCACCATAATCAAAATTTGAATCTATATCATTGCATAATTCATTGAAATTAGTATAAACTTTACCTAAATAATTGACTGGTAGATGCGTCGTATAATCTGTGTAATAAAATAATTTTATATCATTTTTTTTACACTCTTCGTATTTCTGTTTATCTCTTTTACAGGTTGTAATAAAACTTTTTAAGCCTCCGAAAAAATCATTAGGTATAAAATGTTGTGTTCCCTGGTATTCAATTGCTATTTTTTTATTTTCTAAAAATATATCGATAGTTTTTCTTCCAAATATTTTTTTGTTTTTGTACTGATATATAACATTTTCGTTTTTGTATCGTTCCTTTATTTTTTCAAATAGTGATAATTCACCAACATTCCTTGAATTATTACATTTTGGACACCCACACCCAGAAAGGTGGTTTGCTGGCGTTTGCCAAAATTCACCGTGCTCAGGACATATAATACAGACTTTAGTATGATTATTTAAGTAATCTACTTTTGAATAGTTGTATTTGTTTCCATGTACTTTACTTGCTTTTTCAATAAATTTTTCTTTTGTATCCCGCTTAATGTCTCCAACAATAAAATATCCACATTTTTTGCACCCACAACCGGTTAGGTGATTCGCTGGTGTTTGCCAAAATTCCCCATGTTCGGGGCATATTATACAAACTTTTATATTAGAACCTTTATATTCTACTTTTGAGTAATCATATTTATCACCATGAACTCTTTTAGCTTCATTAATGAAATCAGTAACGCTTTTTGTTCTTTTAAAAGATATATTTTTCTTCCTACATTCTGGGCAGGCGGTTAAACAATTTAAATGATAACTTGCTTTTTGCTTAAATTCACCATGAGTTGGGCATACAATAGTTACATATTCATTAGTTCCAACATATACTGTTTTTGAATAGTCGTACTTATCGCCGTGAACTTTTCTTGCTTTTTCAATGAAGCCTTTTGTATTCATTTTATTTATTTCTGACATTTTTTTAGCCGCACACTTTGGACAACCACATCCAGATATATGAGAACTCGGTGTTTGCCAAAATTCCCCATGTTCGGGGCATATTATACAGATTTTTTCGTTGGCACCTTTATATTCTACATTTGAATAATCATATCTATCGCCGTGAACTTTTCTTGCTTTTTCAATGAAGCCTTGTTTTGCCGCCATATAATTCATTTTATTATATAAATATAAACCAAAACGAATTATTTATCCCATACGGTTAAAATTTTTGTAATAATTTCATTTCTAACTATATCTTCATTTGTAAATTCCGTTACCGATACTTCTTCCATTTCATTTAATTTAGAAACGGCATATAATAGACCTGATTCGTCACTACCTTTTACGATTGTTTTCCTATTAACTTGTTTGCTATCACCAGTAATTATAATTTTACTATTATCTCCGATTCTTGTTAATATCAATCGTAAATTGGATTTAGTATATTGCTCTGATTCGTTGACAAGTATTATAGAATCCTCTATAGTTTTCCCAAGCAGAAAATTTACACATTCATATTTAATGATGTTATTTTCCATTAATGATTTTGCAATATCCTCATATGATTCATTTCCACTTAGCTTTAAGATTTTTTCTATAGTTTCTCTATCGGAGTCACAAAATGGTTTGAACTTTTCATAAAAGTCCCCCTTTAAATATCCAATAGAAAAATCATCACCACCAGCCTGTGCTGTTGGTATTATCATGACAATATTTTTGTAATTTTTTGATTTTATCTCTTTTAGGGCATATGATAGAGAAATAAAAGATTTTCCTGTTCCGGGCGAGCCTATTCCAAAACATATTTTTTTTTCATCTTTTTTTAATTCAGTTAAAAACTCTTTTTGTTTTAATGATTTGCATTTTATGTTAATATTGAAATGCAAATCTGTTAATTTTTTTACTAAACTATTCTCTTCGTTTGTGCATTTTTCAAACACACAGTTATCCGCAATGGTTTTCTTTTTCGCCATCAATCCTTTCTTTGAGCTTGTTATTGTTCCGCTTGTTTCGGTTGGCCAACTCTAACCTGCTTCTACTATAAATATCAAACTAACCATAAAATTTTTGGCAAAACTAACTTTTTGCATATGATTGGCAATTTTACAACCGTAAGATATTTATAGTAAATGAGATTTCAAAATGAAAATTCACACATTTTTAGATAAGTGCTGTACGATATTGAAGGGGTCTCGCTCAAACATGGGACTGAACCCGGTGGCTGAGATTAACATGGGTCTTCAAACCACCAGGGCTCTTGTGCATTTTAACGTAGACCACCTAAAAGAACTCGTTGATAATAAGATAATCGCTGATATTTCAAAAGTAAAACATACGCTGAAGTTAACGAATTGTTCATCTATCAATATCAATGATAACCAGAAGGTTTATGCTGGTGTAACAACAATGGAAGGAAAGACAAGAGCTGCTTCTGTAGACGTTATTTTGTTTATCGTCCCAAAAGACTGGGATGAGGGTAAGGGGTTCAACTACGATGATACGTTCTGGTTCTCTGGTAGGAAGTTCATCAGTGTTCTTGGATGTAACTGGTATAACGGCGAAACTAACAAGCCGTGGTTCGACGAGGAAAATGATGATAAGGCGCTCGGATATGGTCCAGGTGTTTATGATAATACATACCTTTATAATGAGTATAAGAAGTATTTAAACGGAAAAGGTTCCAATATTATCATAGCCTCACAGCATTTTGATTACGGAGCTGAAAATTTTGAATTTGACATTACGGACTACGTAAATAAGATAATTGCTGGTGAGATACAGAATCATGGGCTTGGTGTGGCGTTCTCTCCAGATTATGAGCAGTACGATTATTCGTCTTATAAGTCCAATAACACGGAAGAACATTTCAAATCTTGTGATGTAAACGGGGTAATACCACAGTATTATATGGGATTTTTCACTAATCATACAAATCTATTTTTTGAACCTTATGTTGAAACTGATTACAAGGAATACATCAATGACGACCGCCAAAAATTCTTCAAAGGAAAGGAAAACAGACTTTATCTGTATTGCAACGCCGGAAGCGAACTGACAAACCTTGACGAAATTCCGGTCTGTACGATAGAAGGTGTTGAATATCCCGTTACACAGGCAACAAAGGGAGTTTATTATGCAACAGTGAAAATAACTGATGTTGAAGACGACACAATTCTTACTGATGTCTGGTCAAATATAAAATTGAATGGCGAAACACTTGATGACATTGAAATGGAGTTCACTGTTCTCAAAAGAAACACGTTCTTCACCATAGGCAATAACATCGGAGAAAGGCATGACCTTGTTCCTCAACTTTCAGGAATCAATGATGCAGAAAAAATACGAATCGGTGACGTAAGGCGTGTTGATGTTGATTTCCGTATTCCTTATACAACGAATCAGAAGGCTATTTTCGATTCTGCTGAATATAGGGTTTATGTCAAGGACGCAAATAGGCAAGTTGATGTCTATGATTACCAACCGCTTGAAAGTGCATTCTTGCAGAATTATTTCATTATTGATTCCAACGAGATGGTACCTGGTGATTATTTTGTTGACATGAGAGTAAAAACTGGGCTTAACGTAAAGTATTATCGTGAAATTACAAGATTTACAATAGCGAGCAACGTAACTGATTACTTCGTATAATAAAGGTGGTATTGTTACCACCTTTTAATTTATCCTTATTGTTGTACTTAGCATGCTTTCCAGATTATAATTAGCAAGTGCGTTGTATGTAATATCTTTGCACGGTGTCTGCCCCCTTCCTACCCATGGGTGGGTGTGTGATTGGAATGCAGTAATGAATATTCTCAGAAATTCAATAAGTTTATCACCGAACGGAAGTTGATGCGCTTCAGTTATGAACCTTGAAACCTCTTCATCACTTATCAATTCATCAGGGTCATTCGCATTGAACTTGTCCCTCGCATCCGTACCAATGAGATTTATCTTATCTGCAACAAGGTTAATTACACTTTCATAAGTAGTGGTTGGTTTCTGGCTATTACTGAGAGCGTTTTTGGATTCGTTTTCCATTAAACCAATTAGTTTATTGCCTGTTATATGCTTCATTTTAATAAACGCCGGGTGGACACTATTAAATGCAAATTTTGTTTTGTCAAACACATCCGTCTTCTTAACACCGCATCTGATTCTGATGTCATCATCTTTCAAAATGATATCACTGTCTTTCCTTCCGAGTAAGGCGACATCTTCATTATCTGGTATAGTTCCCTTAACGATAGGGTCAGTTTCAGGGTTTTTATCAGCACCAACCATTGTGCCTTGTAGTACTCTCAACGCACTGTTTTCGTTAAGTTCTTCGTACATGAATTGTGGTTGAGAGATAACAGGTCCCAAATAATACCTTCCTGAGCGTTCATTATCAAAGTCCCGGTTAATAATCATCACAGTTTCGCCTATTTTCGGACGGACGTGCAACATCTTAGGAAGAAGAGGAAAAGCCCATTCCAACTCCTCATCACTTTTCTTGAGGTCATCATATGGGACTCTTACCTGTATTCTGCCTGCGTTAGTAGGGTCTATCGTATTTTTAACTATACCAAAACTAATACCGTTTGCCATTACAAATTAACGTTTCTTTTTTTAAGTTCTGCCTCACCTTTCAAAAATTCCACATTAAGTTCATCAAGTTCGTTCACTTTCTCCATGATTTCACTCTTCAATTTTTCAAAGGTGTTTTTAAGATTAAGTTCTTCCCTTATAATCTCAGCCGTACTGAGTTCCTCCCATTTAATTGTTTCCATTATATAAAAATTCCTGGTATTGTTATTGTTGCTTCTCCAACCTGGACCGGTATCTGCACAACGCCGTTTTTCGTAAATTCGTCAACAGGGCCCTTCGCACACGCATTGTATACAAAGGATACTGTCATGTTCGGGGTTCCGTCTGTGTTTTCCTCTATCGGGAAACCGGCAGCGGCCAAGTCTTTTACTATATTTTGTGTCATTCTAATAGCAGACACGCCAGGTCTTGCTATTACACCGCACTGTATAAGTTTAGGCGGGATAAGCGGAAAAGTAAAGCTTGCCGAAGCCATAACATTATCAAGGCTATTAAGTAAATCAGTAAGTTTCATAAATAACTAATTTAACAATTATCTTTATCTGGCTCTGATTTTGTCTCAACAATGTCAGCACCAATAACATTGTCTATATTTCCAATCATCTGTGTTTTCTTAAAGTAAGGGATGAACAGGTTCAATGTACAGTTGTTGATAAGCCCAAGAACAATATCCTTGTATTTTTCGAGTTGTTCAAGGGATATCTTAAGGATGCATATCTCCATGAGTTCCTTTATTCGTTTAAGAACCTCGTCAAACAGGAATTGAATAAAGAAGTCAACCAGTGATTTGATTACAGGCCACAGTATTTTAAGGAATGCAGACAGGAAATCGAGAGGAGTTTTTGGCAATTCGCCATTTGCAAATTTGAAATTTATGAGGAATATAAGTATTACCCTCGGTGTAAGTACTGCTTCCAAAAGTTGCATGAGGATGTTTTTCAACAATTGAAGGATATTGGTGGAAAAAGAATCGCCGTCCCAATTTAATTTGGTATTGATAATGTCATCGGTAGCACCAGTAACAGATGCAATCGTAGTAAACGAGTTTTTGATGATTGTTTTTTGTTCCTGCAGCGTAGCCGTACCATTCATTTGGTCGAGCATCGCCATAACATCCTCCGGGTCTTGGACAACACCTATATTTGTATCTCCCTTCTTCACTGTGATTCCCTTCCTTCTCATTTCAGCTTCGTGAAGAAGTTGGTCATATTCGTCGTTGGAGAAGGTGAAGTAGCAGTCATCAATCTCGGTATCGTCCGCCTCTATTATCTTTGTGAGTATTTTAGAAATTTCTCCCTTAGTAATTTCCTCTTCAAGGGAAAGCGTTCCTCCGTATGACAAGTGAATCCTATTGTTCATTGCGGAATTAACAACAGCAGCAACAACAGGTTTAACGTACAAAATCCTTAGGTTGTCAACATAATCTTTATTAAAATCATATATTGTCCTATTTCTGGAGTATTCGAATTTTCCTTTTTCTTCATCTGACAACTGGAAACCAAATATCCTTTTTTCACCATACGTTTCTTCCGGTAGTTGTATACAGAGACTGTTACTCCTCTGTATGTAGTCAACCCTGAATATTGGTTTTCTCGTCAGTGTTTTATTTTCCCCCCAATAATCATTGGCAATATCACCAGTATAACCCTCCATTTCTCCGGCATCAAATTGAGACATGTCTTCTTCCTCTAATGAATTCTTGAACTTCTTGTTTCTATCATCCCAGGTAAGTATTTGCCAATATTTTGCCTCATCCCTGGAAAGCGGTTCAACCATATTCATTGCATGCCACAAAAACGCATCAAGGTCACCGGATTTCCACGCCATACTTGGTGTAATGGCGCTCGGTACGTCTCCATAAAAATAGTCAGCCCTGTCCCCAGTTGGCGTTGCCTTTGAAAACAACCCATAAAGGTCTATTGAGCCTACATTTATGTACATAGGATTGCTCGCCCAATGATAATTGTTGTTTTCATCAACTGTATAAAGCCAATCATCACCTATTATCGGACTGTTAGCGCAACTCACCAACGCATTTAACGCTGTAAGTAATGCCATCCTAATAATTTTATCAAGAGACCTGATTGTATGTCCATAGTTTCTCGTCAAGAAATCTGTAACAAGTTCAACAATCTCGTCGTAACTCATGCCAACCATCTGTGCAAGATTTATGGTAAGGTCAAGGGACGAGTTTATACCGATGGATGAGACATCATACTTATGTATCTTTATAAGCGAATCAATCCTATCCATCAGCATTTGGGAAACGGCGATAGTAGCCATCGTGCTCCCGATTCTATTATTTAACGCTGAACTTAGCATATTAATTTCCTATCGTATAAGTGGTGGGCTTATCGTTATTCATTTCCCTTTTAAGTGCTTCAAAGTCAATAGCCGAAGGTTGTTTTACAAACGCCTTGTCGTTAAGCGTTTCCTCGACGCTTCCTTTGTGATTGACTATCTCAATAAGAAGTTTTGCTATGTCCATTTTTGACCTGATTGCACGGTCTTTGTCGCCTGAGTAATCGTGCATGGCTTTAGCATATTTAGCCTTCTCATCAATTGTCAAATCGGCAAGTCTTGTACTCTTTATAATTTTGTTCATCTCCTCCTGTATTTGAGAAATCTGCTCGCAAGCCTGATTGTAGGTTTCTTGCAAGAGTTCTTCAATCTTATCGTTGGAGTTGATGCGTATTTTCATTTTATTAGCCATAACACTGTGTTTTACAATAAATATCTAATCCAGATTTTTACAAGTTAATCAATCATCAAATCTTTCAACATATAATACTCTTTCTTGAATACGGACATGTTGTCTCTGAGTTCCTTTGTTGTCATTAACGTTTCTTCTCGCAAAAAATACAACACACTGCTCTTCTGTAGTTTATTACTTCCGTTTGAACACAGGATATCTTCCCAATTTTCAAATAGTTCACATAATGCGAGCCCAACCTTCTTTTCATTGTCGTTAAGGTTAAGGCTCTCGTCGTCAATCATTTCCTTGATTTTAGCGACAATTTTTTCAACAAGTTCCTCAGCAAGAGTCTTTTCGCTCTGCTCAGTTTCTGAGTAATTTATATCGTTCTGGAACCTTTCATAGGTGTCATCGTACGGTTCGTTCCTTTCGATTTTTTTCCTGAATTGGTTTATTTTGTAAATAAGATAGTTTTTGCATATTGTTCCGTAATAAGAATATGCCTTATGATGTTTAGACGGGTCGAAGTTAGCCATTTTTGATGATAGGAACGATAGTGTGTCGTTGAATGTCTCCTCGAACTCTTCCTCAGGTACATATAGTTTATACCGGCGGATAATTGATTCTATCATTTTAGTGAAAGCTGGTTTTAAAACAGTGTTGAAAATTTCATTTCTCTCATCTACGTCGGCTTCCAGATATCTTTTTACTGCTTCTTCTTGTTCTTCATAAAAATAGCCCTTCCTTTCATTCTTTGGTTTTCTTCCTCTTTTGGCCATTGTTGCTAATTTGTAATTTTATTTAATAACAACCGCCAATTCCTACAAATATGTTTGTACTTTCCTTACATCACCACGAAAAAATGGTCTTTCCTGTTTGACGATAAATGGGCGGGGTGCATAAACACAGTCCCGCCCTTTTAATTATTTTGGTAAATTATTTTTTATACTCTCTCTTCCTGTCTTCGTTGAAAAAGTATTCCTGTTTTGCGGTCTCGTACCAGAATTTAGCCTCATCACTGTCAATGGTCTTAGGAATCATGTCCATAAGACTTCCAGGTCTTCTTACTGAGTGCTTATATCCCAATTTTGGTATTACGTAAGCCTCTTTGTGGTTGTTTGCCGCCCTCATAAGGAATTCGTACCAGAATACAATCTTTAAATTTTTCTTCAACCCGCCGATTTCGAGAAAATCTGCCACACGATATACACCACCTGTGCAACTGAAATCGGAGAATTCGTTAAGTTCGTCGATTCCGATATACCCGATTGCGTCTGAGAACGATGTGGTAAGTGCAATTTCGTTGGCAAATCCAACAGGGACAAGTTCACCGCTTGACGCATCAAAAACCTCAGTTAAAGGAAGGAAAAACGGTGTTTCTGGCATTGTTTCAATGTGTTTTTCAACATTTCTAAACCAGTTTGGATTGTACATGTCATCAATTTCAAGTACACTAAAATAATCTGTGTCACAAGCTTTTGCTGCTACATTTATTTGTGTCTGGAAGTCGGTCTCGTTGTTTTCAACATACTTAAAATTAATAACGTTGTTAAAGGCATCGATTTTGTATTTTTCCATGATGTCTTTTGGACCAACGAGAATTACTGGATATAACGCCTTGCCATCTTCATCACAAGGAATGCTCCCAATAGCCCTTGTGTATAGTTTCTTAAGGTCGTCAGTATACTCATAAACCGGTAATACAATGGTAATATTATTCATTTTTGTTCGCTTTTTTCATTATTTTCACTTGTTTTGGAAACAACTTTGTCAAGTGCATCCTGGATTTCTTTCTTTCTCGTTGCAAAAAGTTCTTCAACAAACACCTTTTCAACATCATTCTTCATGTCTGTCATCGTGTGCTTTTCTGCAGCCTTGTCAATCTCATTATAAAGTTCTTCCGGAACATCGTCCCTTACCCACATTGCAACAAGGTTGGCAATAAGGTCAGGAATCTCATCAAGATTGTCAACCCACACAATTGAATTCGAAAGTTCATCATTATCCAGCATCCAATCAGGAGTGTTTTCGGGAATCTTGCAAACAACAATCGAACCAGTCTTTAATGCTTCCAATGCGGCATATCCGAAGCTCATAGTGTCGTCAATAACGATTGTAATCGCAGCATCACGAAGAGCGTTTGCAAAAATTTCCTGTGGTAGATTTGATAACTGTGCAAACGTGACCCACTTCAATTGAGGGTACTTCCAGAAAAATGGCTTTACAACTCTTGATGCATCATCTCCATTTTTAACAACAAAATTCACAATCATCTTCTTAGGCTTATCGTTCTTCCTGAACAACGTATCGGAAATTCCGGGGCTAAGAACATGTGTCTTAATCATTGGAAGATTGTTCTTGATAAGTTTTTCGGTTGTTTTAGTATTAACAATAGCATCTGTGATTCCGTATTCATATGGATGAACGCCAACCGGAATAATCTTTGTCAGATAATCAAAGTTCTGGACAAGCATGACTCTCTTGCAAGGAATGTCCCTTGTCTGTGACATGATATCGGTATAGATTTCAGGAATGATAAGAAAATCACTGGCCGACAGCGTTACCTGTCTGTCGCTTACCTTAGAATGTGGCAGTTCTGCATACTTACTATCAGCCCACTGGCTGATTCCAACAAATTCATTCTCATTATGGAGCATAGTCACATTGTAACCAAGGCTATGCAGTTCATAGGCCACTTTATAAATGTACAAAAGGGAACCAGACGGTACTCCTTTGGTATCAATAACGTAAAAATATACATTGAAAGCCTTGTCGTCAAATTTCTTCAACTCTTTCTCAATACGTTCAACGACATCACCGGTATTCTTTTTAGTAATCTCGGTAGGCATTTCACTATTCGCTTTCGTTGTGTTTTTTTTCTTTGCCATTTTTTATTTCATTTCATAAATTATTCCTTCCTTTAACAGCGTATTGAATGCAATATTGAAACTGAAATCATACGCCATTTCGTTTTCGAGAGTACCGAAACTCATCAATTTTTTATCAAGTATTACGCTAAGCAATGTCTTGATAAGGTCATACCTAATCGTGTCATTTTGCATATTTCCTTGGGAGTTCACCTCTCTTATGATTTTTGAGACCTGTACCATATCACCTTCGTCGGTTTTTTCATATCCTTCAGTGATTTCAGTGTCTTTACTTTTCTCATTGTCGGATGTAAGACACTTTTTTGTAAATTTGTCAATATCAACGCCCCATTTCCTACCATCTGGCGTAAAGAAAAACTCCTGCTTTTCTCCTTCTTTGTCTTTATTGAACAAGTTTTTCAATATACTCATCTTTACTCAAAAATTCTAACATGTTATTATATTCAAAATCAGCCTCGCAATCAACGTTATAGTCGGTTTTGATTTTAATGGATTTCTTACCATCTGGTTTTTCGTTCAGTAAGGTAGGATTTGCAGTTATCAGTGCATCACACCTATCCCAGATTGTTGATGAATCAGTTGGAAGGTATATTTCCCTGGCTCTGCATCCCAATTTTGAAATAAACCAATATGTTGCTGGGATTGTGATTCCATATTCCATCGTTGAAACTATGATTATGTCGATTGGCTCATCAACATCAATATTTGTAATGGTTTTAGTCACCCAATTTGAGAACGCAGCGCCCAATCCACGTTCACATGACGGACATTTTGCGAACAATTCCCACGCAAAGTCCTCATATACAAAATGTTCGTAGTCATATCGGCTTTTAAATGGGAAAACCTGGCTAAGGTCATTTGTTGTAATCTCTATTTCGTCGAGATTTATGTCCTGGCTATAGCCTTTTTTGAAGTATTCCCCGAAATTTGCCGTATAATCCCTTAAAACATCGTTTAAATCAATAGCAATTTTCATTTTTTATTAAGATAATGTGTTTCAAAAGAAAAGGAAAGTTAATTCTCCTTATTCTTACTTTTATTTTTAACTTTTTTGACAATTACATTAGCCTTCTTATCGTCAATTTTCTCTTCTTTTTCTCTAATAGCATCAAGAGCGTCGCCTAAAGATATCGCATTCTTCTTTCTCGGCTCTTTGTTCTTGAATTTTTTCACTGATTCTTCATCATTGAAGCCGTCCGTAGTGTCAGAAATACCGTTCGGGAGAGATGCATAGAAACTTATGATATAATTTCCGTCAAATTTCTTGATTCCGATGTAGTCAATTATCTTGAAATCATATATTTTCCAGTCATCATCGCCATAAGCCTTGTCAGTTGTGAATGTAAGTGTTATAAGGTCGATTAAATCAGACGTTCTTGATTTGCTGTTATACAAAGATTCAAGTTCTTTCACAACATACACAGCCCTTGGGTCATTTTCAACGGGGTATTCGGAAAGATAGAAGTCAAGTTTGAATTTATTTTCTTCTCCAGTTAGTTTTACCACCAATTTTCTTGCATACGTCTCTATTTTATGCCTCACAAGATATTCATGTGTGGCTTTGAAGGTGTGTTCAGCATCTGCCTCAGTCCTAATCTTCAAAACTTTATCTATATTGTCAATAGAACTGTCAGCACCCTGCACATAAACCTTATTATCCTGGATAAGTATTACTTTTAATCCATCTTCCTCGTCAATCTTCATAGGGCTCTTGACAAGCATGTGATTTCTCTTTACAGCTTGCCCATTACCGACGTATTTCCAGTCCTTTGATTGTTTTACAGACTCATACATCTCATAACGAAGGTCTTTTACTTCCTGGGTAACTTCTCCTTTCAAAAGAGATGCATAAAGATTGTTTTGTTCGACTTTTTGTTCCTCAACGGCACCGCCAGATGATATTTCCTTATTGCTGGTTGTAAGAACGCTATCGGCTGCTTTTATTCCATGGAACAGGGAATAAAAGAATAGTTTTATATTATAAAATATACGCTTCATATCACACAAATTCGCCGATTCTCGTTTCCATTTCCTCGAGAACCATATTTCTTACATTATTAAAATGCCTCAATGAGTTAGTCGCCTTCTGGTATTCGCTGATATCAATCTGTGAGATGGCGGTTTTATTCATTTGGGCGATATTTTCATACTTCTTACACACCGCACTGACCATCTTTTCCAGTGCAACAAGGTCTTGTAACGATAAAGAGGATAAATTGTTTTCCATAATATTCATTTTTTGACAATATATCGAAAATCAGACTAAAAGTAAACGAAAAACGGGTCCCTAAAAGAGACCCATTTTTCAGTAACAAACTAAATAATTACCTATTATATGAAACAGACATATTCACTGCATACTTGGATTCCTTATATTCTTCCAATTCACGACTGTTGGTGTAACTCATTGCAGAACGTAAGTAATCTGTTTCATTTTCAGCCCATCCTGATAAATTATATTCAACCATTTGATAAAATTTCTTTCCTTCGGAGGTCTTTAATTTAGCAGTTTTTGAAATATTACGTTGAGATTCTTTGTGACTCATACCTCGATATTCTTTCCAAATTACTAAATTTCCGGATTTAAAATCCTTGAACACCTTATCAAATTTCTTCCTTGGGATTTCCCTTCCGTAAGTCAAGAGTGTAGTAAGAGGTCTGAAAATCTTGTTTCCATTGATATTCCAGTAACGCTTTCCGTAAGTTGTCTTTCCGGCTGATTCGATTGCCTTGTTGAAAATACCTCCAATCATCACGTAATCAGCATACACAAGTGCTTTCTGGATATCACGGTACCCTTTGATGTTGCCATCTGCAATAATTTTAGCATTTCCACCGTATCTCTTCTTTAATTCATACACATCCTTTATGAGAGAAAAGTAAGGGGAATAGATTCCGGTATTTGATGCAGTAAGGCAGGCACTACCACCGCCGATTCCAACACGGATGTAGTCAACACCGGCTTCCTCATAATCAATATACGTTTCTGGATTGGCTATGTTACCGGTCATAAGAGTGATATCAGCATTTTTATACGATTTCAGTCTCCTACATACATTCAACAGTCTTTCCATGTGACCGTTTGCGATGTCTATGCAAATCTTGTATTTCGTATCTGTTCTCATGCAAGTACTTCCATACTCACCTTCGTAAAATCTGCAGATATCATCAGCCTCTTTGATTGACACGGCGAAGAAAACATCATACTTGGTTCCGAGTTCAATTCTTCTGCAGAAATCAATGTTTCTTGGTATCACAACATTGATTTTGTTGTCCAAAAAGTCCTCAATGTTTTCTTCACAGATAACGGTGTCCATTGGGGATGCAAAAATAGGAAGCATTCCATCAATATAAGGGTTGCATTCTTTTCTACTGCTGATAGTGGAAATACGCTCCGGAACAATGGAAACGTCATCGTAACTTAACTTAAAATCAGTCATTGTTTAATGTTTTTAATGCGGTTTCTACTTCTTGTTTAAGGTTTTTCACCTTCTCTTCTACTTCTTTGTATTGCTCATCGGTAAGGAGAACCTGATTTATACACTCAACCCTGCTTTCACCTTTTCTTATTGGGATTACAATCCTTTCAATTGATGCATCGTAAGTGAAAGCTTCTGCAAAATTATGCAAATATTCCCTAATGTCTTCAGCAGGTATACTTCCAATATTAAGATAGCATACCAAAAAAAGTTTATCTTTATCCATATTACACCTGTTTTTCAATATCTATGTTTATTTTGAATGTGCATTGCAATAACTTCATAGCCCTTTCAAGCGAATCTCTAAATTCTTTTGCGTCTTCGTAACTTAAAAACGCTTTAGCTCTTCTGTTTACGCTTACAAGTGTAGGTGAACTGTAACCATTGTCAACCAATGAATTCCATGTTACCAGCCAAACCTGTGCACCTTCAACCTCAACGGTTTCATCAACAGGTATCTGCTCTTTTTTCCTAAAAATATCCATAACCATTATTTTAAGCCTGTACTTCCAAAACCACCATCGCCCCTCTCGGTTTCATTCAGTTCTTCAACCTCAACAAATTCAATTGGTACGGTAATTCCGATTTTCATTTGTGCCACCCTATCACCCGGTTCATACTTCGGCATATTCGGTAATACGTGATAGAAATAAGCACAATATTCACCTGTATAAGAGCGGTCACCAGTCCCGACAGAATTACAGAGTTCCATTCCAGTCTTATAGATTGAACTCCTTGGACGGAAATCAACCGACAGATTTGTTCTATGATAGGAATGTACCGGCGAAAACATTGAAAAATGGCTGTCAGGCAAGTTTATACCCTCGTTCTCGTCAATCTGCAATGCAAAACCAAGCGGGTACTTATATACATTCGGTGCTATTTCCTCACAATCGCAGGCATAGACATCATAGCAAAAATCATCGTCGTATGCCTTTGTAGGGAGTTTTGCGTTTTCCCTGAGTTTCTTGAATTTAACTTTCATTATTTATTCTTTTGTTTGTAATTTACTCTCATATAAGACAGGTCGTCGGCCATCTTAATAATCATCGAAAGCGGAGTGATGTGGAGCATTGAGAACTTGTCGTCATCACTCTTGTCATTGATTTTCATCGCTTCGAATTCTGATTCTGTAAGTTCAATTCCACAACGCTGGAGAATATAGAGGGAGCGTTCGCCAGCCTTCAGAATTGTTTCGTTGTCAACCCATTTGTACAGCATACCACGCTTATTCCTTTGCCACTCGTCGTTGTTTTCCTCGTAGATGACCGCTTTTCCGATGTGATGGAGAAGAGCAACTTTCGTAAGTGACTTGGGGTCAATTTTGAATTCGTTATTACCCATGTCCACAAGCTGTCTTGCATAGCGGAGCGATGTCATCATAAGAAGTAGCAATGCTCCCTTGAAAGCAAGTCCAGAAGAAAGTTCCAGTCCAGCAGGAGAGTTTTTCAATCTTTCCTCTCCTATGAATTCGATAAGTTTTTCAGTGTCAACACCTGCATTTTGAAGTTCTGTGATGAAAGACACATAAATTTCATTAATTTTAGCCTCTGTCATAAGTTTTGCCTTTTAAAGTTCTACACTGCAAATATACAAAAAATCCCGGAATGATAACCACCCCGGGATAAAAAAACAAAACCTAAACTATGTAAAAACTATGAACTAATAATACTTTTGTAAAATTCAGCCCTTTCACCAGACAACGCTTCCATGTTGTATTTCGGTTTAATGGTCTTAGCAAGATTCTCTTTCAAGATAGTGATGAGTTCTGGGTTCTTTGCGAGTCTGATTACCGCCTTCGCCCAATCCTTATGGTTCTTTGCCTCATCGATAAGGATTGCATTTCCTTCTGGATTGATGGTACCGCCTCTTTCAATGAGTGGAATAGTGTCAATTGTATATGGACCGAAATTAGAGCACACAACCGCAGTATCCATAAATCCGGCTTCAAGAAGTTTCAACTGTGACTTGCATGAGTTGAATACGCTTTCACGAAGAGGAACAAGAAGTACGTCAACCGTATTGTAATGAGTACAGTAATGGTCAACATCTCTTGTCCATTGCCTTACATAACCCTCATTTTCAACACCGGGATACTCCGCATTTGGAATATTCATCCTTAGGAACTCCTTGTATTGCGGAGAAACTACCTTTGGATTATAATTGTCAGTAACCATAAGTTCAAATCTATGCCATACTGTCTCGTCAGGCTTGATTGGCCGCTGGGTGATTGTTCCGTCCTGGTTATAAACTGTTGTAGTTCCTCTCAGGTCATAACCGCAAAGATGGAATTCAATCTTATCCATTACGTCGCTGTTGATAATCTTGTTGAAGTTTGCCCTCATAATCTCCATATCTGGCTCATGAGAGGAACCCATGATGAAACCGAAACGAATCTTTCCATTCTTTGACGGTTCCTTCTTTGACTGGAACTGCTCAATGTCAGGGTCAATTCCGTTAGGAGATACGAATACGTTCTTGTTGTACTTCATGATTTCCTTTGCGAAGATAGGGGTTGTTGTAGTCACCCAATCAACCATCCCGAGAGTCTTCTTTACCTTCTCTGGAATATTGTTTCTTACATTCGCATAGTATGATGGGTGAGTCTTGTCGATATGCCAGTACGCATCGTCAACGTCCATCACAAGTTTAACTCCCCTTTCTTTCAATGCCTCAAGATTTTTCCAGAATTTCTCCATATCCTTATACACGCCCTTGTGGAAATGGATTATGTCATATTTTTCAGCAAGCCCGTCAACATCGTTCCAGTTTGGATTCATGTCAATAACTGCATCAAAGTCATCTGGATAGTATTTAAGAAGCGACTTTGTAGGAATATCGCAGCGGAATTTGAACACACCGTATGTATCGGATGGTACTACTAAAATTCTAATCTTTTTGTCCATGTGAATAACTGTTTTTTCTTAAAATAAGTGTGCCTGAGCAAAAGTCAAGCGATTTTTTTATATTGCCAGATTATTTCTTGTACCTCGTCGTAATCCATACCGAACTTTAATACTCCACGTCCCTGGTCCGGATACTCTTCAAGGTCCTCGATGTCAATCCATGCAAGTGCAAGTATGCCATATATACAATATAATAAAGGATAACAGGCGTTTTTCATTGCGAGCCCGAGCCGATAATCACTTTCAATGTCTTCCGTCTCGCTGTATGATTCTTCCTGTGGATATATATCTTCTATGTCAGTTGCGGAAACAATGCCTGGATTATCATAGTCCCACGCACTCCCCCATACAACATCCGGATTTTCTGAAAAAAACAGACGGTATATGTATGTTTCATTCTTATCATCTTCAACCACAGGTGACACGAACACCAATTTAAGATTCTTCTTCATCAGTTTCAACTTTTTTAGGTTTATATTTGACCTCCTTCATTTCCCATCCAGTCCAGGATACATATTTTTCAACTTTTTCAAAATCCATTCCGAACGGTATGTTGACGATTTTATCACCTTCCGTCGTAAAGGCTAATGATATTATTCCGTCTATACAGTCTTGGAGTGAAAACCATGTGCTTTCTACCGCAGTGCCAAGTTTTATGTTGGTCGTAAGAAGATATTCCTTAGAAATTGTGGCTGAATCTGGTTCAATGTCTGGTATGATTCCGGCTGGTGTGATATTGAAATTGTTTCCCCATACCACATCCGGGTCTTTCGAGAAAAGAAGCCTGTAAAAATACTTTCCTTCGTTATCTTCTCCTACGTTTTCAATAAAAACGATATAGAGTTCGTCGTTCATAGTAGTTTTTATTGACAAAGTAATATATTTATATGAAAAATAAAGACATAATGGGAAAAGTAATAAAAATAACAGAAGAAGAGCTTCACGATATCATAAAGACAAAGATACAAACAGAAGGTTCCAAGATTGGTATTTGGATGCGGATGTGGATGCTGAAGAACTTAACGAAATAACAACCAGAATATTTGACAGACTAATTTCAGAAAGTTTTATAAAGATGTTGAAAATTTTCATTAAGAAGTAAAAGAAAAACCCTCGGGATTGACCCCGGGGGTTTTATTTATCATCCTCTTTCTTGATTACTTGCTCGATTATCATACTTTTCCTAAGTACAATATTCCACATCCTCTCGTATTGTGTATCGTTAAATATCTGGTAGTAGATATCAACATCTTCCTTCGATGAAAGTCTGTGTACGCGGTCAGAAAATTGTAGATTGTCTCCTGGAACGAACGACATGTTGTTGAAAACAAGTGCATTTGAAGCGGTCAACGACAAACCGACACCGGCTGCCATGATGTTACAAATCATTACACTCACTTTATCATCTTCCATGAACTTGTCCTTTGCAGCATCCTTTTGTTTTGCGTTCATTTTACCGTTATAAACAACACACTTGTCTCCAAAATGCTCCTGTAATGAATAAAGTTCCTCGTCATAACAACACCCGATTACAACTTTCCTTCCGTCTTCGATGAGGTCTTCGGTAAGTTCTATCGTGTGAGGAACCATCTGGTTGGACAAGTATCTTCTATACACGCCACCTTCAATGAGGTCTTTGTTAATCTCACTATCAGGGTTCAATTCCTGTTGTTCTTTCTCATACTCATCCCAAAGTCTGTTGTATTCAGCCCTTTGTGTAGGTGTAAGGTCATAATACATCTCATGGTACGTCTTGTTGACGATTCCCGGAATGTCTTCTTTTACTCTTCTGAGATAGATGTGCGAAACCTTGTCTTTAAGTTCATCAAGATTACTTGAACCATCTGTAATCCACAGCATCCTGGCGTTATCACTGATAAATTGTTTGCAATCTGCTTCCTGTTTGCTGGTCATGCTCCATTTATTCTGAATTCCATACCGTTTACAGAAGATGTTTGTCCATTTTTCTTTTTCACCCTTCGCCGGAATCTTAAAGCCGTTACAATATCTTTTCACGTAATCTTCCCAGTTGGATGTGATGTTATCCCCGAGGAAAAGAAGTACGTTATAGAAGTTCATAGGTCTGTTTGTAATCGGTGTGCCAGTTGCCTCGTAAATAGAATCGGGTGCTCCACGCTTAAGAAGGTCACGAACTACCTTATACCTTATGGATGTGTTATTGGACAGGCGATGAACCTCGTCAATGATAACCAGCGAACGGCTTTCGGCAATATAACGAAGCATCGGACTTTCGGCGTACGCTTTTTCTACGTTCGCTTTGCTCCTGGTTTCCGGAATCTTGTAGAATTCGTCGAGGATGTCGTAATTCACTATCACGAAACGGTTATCCTGCCATTTTCCGAGTTCCTTGGCCTCTTCCTTCAACTCTGCTACTTTCTTTCCTGATTTACCAACAGGATATCCCAGAAACGATTCGAGTTCTGCCTTGTTTTTTCCGTTTACACCTTCTATAATTGTGATTTGTTTCGGGTCAACATACCAGGAAAGTTCCTTTTTCCACGTTGTCTTGATTGAAGCCGGGCAGATTATGAGAATATGTTCAAACTGACCCTCCAGAGCAGCAACAGTTAACGACATTGTTTTTCCCAATCCTTGGTCGTCTGCAAGAATACACTTTTTTCTGGACAGCAAGAACTTGACAGCCGTTTTTTGATGCTCTTTCAGTTTCCTGTCCGGGTCTTTCTTCATCGTTATGGAGTCATATTTATCGAAATCAACTGGTAACTGCCTGTAATCCTCAACAAGAAAATTCGTGAGGACAGCAGATTTCGGAATGAAACACATAACAGGCTCCATGTTCCTAATGTATTTAACGTAACAGTTATACGTCGTATCCGTTTCACCTATAAGAGTCTTTATTACAAGTACTTCAGGAACAAAGGACAAATCCCAATCAACCTTCTTCTTCTCTCCCCACCAACTTGCGACTTTGACTGACTTATTTATGAATTTTGGCTCCTTTCCATAATTTTTCAGGATATATTCAGCGTTAAAATCTGAAAATGACTGGATATCACCTTTTATGACAACATCCCTTTTCACCATGAGTATATACGGATTTGTCCCAGAGTACCCCCTGAGTAAGTCCAACGCCTCATTTTTTTTCTTTTCAGATATTTGCATACCAATACACTTTATGCAAATGTACAAAAAAAATTTCTTTTTTATCGCACTATTTATAATAAAATATTTTTAATATGAAACTTACAGAATCACAGCTTATAGAAATGATTCGTGAATCCACAATGAAAGTTATTAACGAGATTGGATATCACGAGAAACAAAAACGTGAAGTATCAGACAAAGAACACGCTGAATGGGTTAAGAAGAAATCAGAGGCTAAAAAGCGTGAACTTGAACGCCAGAGGAAAGAGAATGGTGATGATAAATCTGATAGTAAGGCTATTGACTATCATGACTACAAGCACGGAAAAGGTAATTTCCCAGTTATGAATAAGGAATCTAAGGTAAGGCTGTCAGCAAGTGAATTCCAAAAGTTCATTACTGAATCCGTGAAGAGGACTATCAACAGAATGCTAACAGAACACGAAACATGGGAACTGTACGGAAGTCCTGAAAATGAACCTATAGAAGATTTTCTGGATAACTACCCAAGAGACATTAAGGGACTTGATGAGATGGATGAAACAACCTTTAATCACGGTTTGCAAGATTGGCAGGATTTCAGAGAGGCGGGACTCTACGATACCGTTAAATTGGCATCACAGGACTGCTGTTCACCGGAACATTTTAAGTCTGTATATCCGAAATATTACGAGATTGCTGTCAACTATGGATGGATTCCTCGTCTCTATCCTGAAGACAAAGAATAGTGTGATAAGAGGAAATATAAAAAAATAAAAACCCCGAGGCGATAAACCCCGGGGTTTCTTTTAGTGCTCAAGCGTTATCGCACAAGGCTGATAATCTCCTGGGATAGTGCAATCTGGACGAGTTCCTCGGCAGTAGGCATCCTCTTGACACCGGTCTTGTCGTCCACAATCTCAGCGTCTCCACCGAGCAGGAAACTGATGACCGCACCGTCGAACCCACTGAAGAAGTAGGATGACTGGTCGTCAAGAGTAGAAGGCATATCCTCGGTCCTACGAGAGGTTACGTTCCACCAGATGAACTTGAATTCATCCACGAACTTTTGAGGGAATACCTTACTGAGTTTTGCCTTTGCGGCCTCGATGTTGGAGAGTTCATCCTGACGGCTTACCTTTTCCCAACTCCAGTATGAGCCGGAAGGGTTAAACTGCATGTCGCTAACGACGAGCAGCGTCTTAGGATAGTCAGAGAGAGGAATGTTAGGGTTCTGTGTGCGAATCCTCACAATCTCATCCACAACACTCTGGAAGTTTGTGCTTCCCATAGCATCGTAAGGAATCTGGTCCCACATTTCAGAGAATGAACCGCTGAGTTGCTTTACTCTACTCGTTCTGTCAAACATGATGACGTTCTTGTGGAACGCACCCTCGTTCAGAGTAGAGAAGTAGATACCCAGTGACTTGCAGACATCAAGTGCGGTCACGTCAGAGCCAGGAATCTGGTCGGACATACTACCGCTTGTGTCAAGGGCACACCACACATTACCAGTGATAGCACCGCCGTTCTTCTTACCAGTGAGGATAAGATTCTCGAACTGCTTGTCGATAGTAATCTTGGTTGCGATGTCAACCTGAGCCTGGCCTCCCCAACGTCCGTGGTAACAGAGTTTGTGGCCAAGTTCGTAAGGATAGCCATTGAACTTAGCAACAGGCTGGCTCTTAATCCACTCAACGTACTTGTTGTAAAGAGAATGATTCTTGAGGAAATCGCCACTTACGAGGTTCAGAAGAGCCTTTCCAGGGATGGTCTTGAAGTTCAGTTCGTCGTAACGACGGCTGCAGATGACCTTCTGGAAATCGTGAGCCTCACCACTAGCCTTCATGTGGCGGTATGACTCGGCAGTGAACTTGCCGTCCAACTGCTTGTCAGCCCACTCAACGAACTCCTTTGCGTACTTGTTAGTACACAGTGCCCAAGTGGTCTTGCACTTCTTGGTTGAACGAATACGAGGCAGGTACTTCTTCACAAGGTCAACCTGGGAATCGGAAGCGATGCCCTCAGCGACAACCTCGAAGAACTTGCTCTTGTCAACCTTGACATTAGCGTCCTCTGCGTAGTACAGAATCTGCCAGATGTCCTTCCAACTTCCCACGATAGGGATGAGGTAAAGGTTGCGGTAAAACATGTCAGGGTGGTTCTTGAGAATCCAGACGAAACGCTTGAATGCCTCATCCTTCACACCAGCACCACGCTGAACCTTCTCGGTCTTGGTACCGTCAGACATCTTTGCCTCACGGGTGATAAGACGGAGATAGAACGGAAACTTCAGTGCAGCCTCAGGATTCTCATCCCAAAGGCGAGCCTGGTCATCGAACACAACGGAGATGTCACGTCCACGATAGGATGCGGCCTTTCCGAATTGGTCAACGAGTTCCTTTCCGGTAGATGCGTAAGAAATCGCACCATTCTCTGTGTATGCACTTCCCTTGGAAGCCATCACGCTTGAAATGAAGTTGTTCATATTATCAGAAAACCTTTTTTTTCGTAATTTTTAATCTTAATACTGTAAAAACTGCTGTTCGTTTTCTTTCGTGATGCAAATATACAAACAATTTTTTATTTTGAAAAACTTTTGGCGCTTTTTTGCAAAAATTTTTATCAATATCCTTTCCTGCTATCCCTTTTAGGGTTAAATACCTTGACTTTTATTCCTCTGTGCTATCTATAGATAACATATAGTATTGTTCACCCAATTCAAACCAGAGATATATCTTATTCAAGTCCATTATTATTAACTTTCTCTAGTAAAAATTCAGGTATTGAGTTTTTTGAAATATATTCTTGTAAGAGATTATTGGCTTTTATAAACAAAAATAAATTTTCTATTACTTCATCTTTAGTTTTTGACTCTGAAATTAAAGTATCCGTCCATTTTTTTGTTTCGGATAATAATGCTTTATATTCTTCCACTGATTGTTTAATTTTTAAAACGCCTTCTTTAAGTGCTTTGTTTTCTTTTTCTAATTTCTTATTATCTTTCATGGTTTATTGATTTTGTGCAAATATACAAACTTTTTCTTTCTCCGGAGTAATATTTATAGGAAATATTACATTGCAATGGGAAAAACGGTAAGACTTAACGAATCTGAGTTACATAAACTGATTTCAGAAACAGTAAAAAAGGTGTTAAAGGAAGAATTTGACGACATGGGTCTTCAAAGGCGTGCCGCTTACAATGCTTTGATGAATAGACAGGGCGATGAAACACCAGATACACTTGACCCGGAGGGAACGAGGGGCGTAAGACATTCATTTGATTTTATAGTCCCTGGGGATGAATTTTATCATAAGATGGAAATCAAATCAACCAAGGATTTCAATTGGCAGAAACTTGACGATGTTGTCAAGACATTATTTGGGCCTGGTGCAAAACTTTCTGGTGGTATGGCTAACAGCGGTTTCTATTTCAATGGTTACGACCTCGATAAGGAAGGGAAATATTTGCCAGATGGAAGCCCAAGAAAGGCAATGGTCCGTGGAAGAATGGAAAACATTTAATTTATGAACGTAATGCCAACAAATATCAAACGTAAGAACCCGATTTCGAGGAACAATATGTTTTTCTCGAAAGAATCTTACGATTTTGAGGTGAATCTGGCCAGAGAATACATGGAAATGGATATGAATCAGACGGTCATCCTCTATCAGGTTGATTTGGAGAAGACGAAGGTCAATGACGTGTATAAGGAGTCGGATAAGAATAATATTGCATTCAAAACCCCTGTTGAAATTACTTGCATCTACGAAATTGGAGACCCTGAGTCCAAATCTTACGACAAATCCAAGTCAAAATCCGTATATGTGAAGCCAGGAACATTGAAATTCAGAGTTTTGGAAGTCGAATTGGAAGAACTTGGAGTTGATATAAGGAGAGGTGACTACATTGGGGTACAGATTAACGAGGACACAATGTTGTATTTTGTGGTAAATAACGACGGAAAGGTTGGAAGGTTCGCAAATAACCATACCGTATATGGATATAAGCATTGGTACAGGGATTGTGAGGCAAACTACATTGATGAATCAGAATTTAACGGATAATGGTACCGAGAAGGAAATATAAAAATTATTTGAATACGCATCATACGCCGGACCCTATTGAAAGAAGAATGAACCTTATCAAGGGGGCTATCGGAAAGGGTACTGCGCTTCCTAAGCCTGTTGTGTATGAAGATATTGACCGTGCTTTCCAGGAATGGGTTGAAAAAGACCTTTATATTTCTTTTGAAGGTAAAGAACTTCCTACGATGGTGCTGTATTCAAACCAGAGATTCAGCGAATACCTCCAGACATGGAAGTATACGGACGAAAATAACAACATACTCCTTAACTTTAAAACCATATCCAGGGAATATAACCCGAGTTTCGGAAAAGACCAGGGCAATAACTACAACATCCCCGGGGAACCGTACTTCTTGATGGCAAGACAGATTGCACATGAACCGAGCGGTCGTCTATACTATATAGATTACAAGATGAGACAACCGTTTACTGTTGACTTCTCATACAAGGTAAACATCATATCCAACAAACTGGAAGTGATGAACACCTTTAATATGATGGTTGTGGATAAATTCAAGGCAAAACAGTGCTATTTAAATGTGAACGGACACCATATGCCGATGCTTCTCGAATCAGTCTCCGACGAATCCGAATACAGTATCTCAGACAGGCAATTCTACAGTCAATCGTTCAGTATAACGCTTGAGGCATATATAATAAAGCCGGAGGACATGATTGTTGAGGAAACACCAGTTATGGCTATAAAATATATGGGTGATGCTGAATTACAAAGGAAGAAGATGGTTTCACTGCTTCCAGATACGGGTTGTCAGGAGCCTGATGATAATAAGTATTATGAGACGCTGAGGATTGAATTCGACCCATGCATGGACGATAAGGTTACTTTCAATACGAAGGCAAACAACCTTACGGCTTATTTTTATGAGATGGATGACAACATTTCTTATTTCCTGATGTCAATAGACGATGGGGAGTGGGTCAAATACGGGCACGAATGTCCAGAGGATTTCCATGTGGTTATGCCAGAGGAGACGAAGGTGAAGATAAGGGTGAGAAAGTACAATAAACTTATTACGAGTGTATTGTCAATATCAGCATTCGATACGAATAGAGCAGTTGATTTTAACCAGAACGACCCTACTGAATTCAGACCGGATGACGGCTCCGATGAAAAGCCGTTGGAAATTGAAGAAGATTAAATAGTGGGCAAACATTTTTTCAAGTTTTCTTCACTATTTATATAAGAAAATAATAGACTTGTAAAACATTTAAGATTATGATTAATAGTGTAAGAGGTAAACACTCAAGTCCAGGAATCTATTTCAAGGAGACTGAACTTACATATTCAGCGAAGAGTCTCGGCATTACTACCCTTGGTATTGCTGGTGAGACTTTGAAAGGTCCTGCTTTTGAGCCTATCACAATTTCAGACTGGAGTGAATTCCAGTACTACTTCGGCGGTACTTCCACGAAGAAATTCAAGGACAGCCAGTATCCAAAATACGAACTTCCTTTTATTGCTAAGAGTTACCTCACCGAATCAAAGCAACTTGAAGTGGTCAGGGTGCTTGGTCTTTCTGGTTATAACGCCGGTCCTGCTTGGATTGTAACCGCAACTGGCGAAAAGACCAATAAGAAATATCCTGTCGCAGTCATCCGTTCAAAGGGTCACTACGAGAAATATTTCACTGGCTATATGTTTGACCAGTGTACCGGTTCACCACAATATGACTACCTTGTTTACGATGCAAAATGCGTAAGTATTGACTGTTACAGAGACCTTACTTGGGAACTTGATTGTAATGCTGGTACTCCTGCTGGAGATACTGCATGTACAGCAGATAGCCCTGCTTGGAATGTTTCTTCTAATAATCTTGGTAAGTTTGTCCTTAAGGTAACTAAGAACGACGAGTTCTACAACACAGACCATCCTACGATTGTAAGGTATGCAGTATCACTTAACTACGGCGCTAAGGACTATATCTATGATGTCCTTGGAAGGGATAACGAGAGTGGGACATCACCTCTCTTCGTTGAGGAGGTTTATGATGTTGCACTTGCACAGCTTATCGCTGATGGTGAAATCAAAAAACTCGACTCAGAACTTACGCTTATTGACGAAGTTGTAAATCAGCCTATCTGCAACCCAGTCCTTGACTTCCTCACAATTCCTAACGAAGACCTTCGTAGAAGTAATCTCGAACAGACTTTTATTTTCGATAAAAGATTCCTTGACGCAAGTGGTGTAACCATTTATGACAATGAAGATTGGAGTACTTCTTCTTCTGCAACACAGGGTCATGTATATCAGGTTAAATACACAAGGGCAAGGAATGATAGCGGCGCTACAATTGGTTATTACTACGCACCTTATAAGGTTAAAAAGACTATGGATGAAGATGCAGAACCTGCAATCCTTGAATATAACGAACCTTCAACTAAGGATGCAAGTGGATGCTCTGTTATTAATACCAGTGAATACCTTACAAGAAAAGCTATCTTCATAAATGCATATGGAAGATATTTCGAAAGGCTTAAAGATGACAAGATTGAACCAGTTCAGTCTGATATGAACAACTACAAGGAAAGGTTCCGTCCTGCTATCACTCCTTGGTTTGTTTCACAGGTGCTTGGAAATGGTGATACATTCGACGTTAAGAAACTTTTCAGGTTTACAACTATTTCTGATGGTAATGCTGCTAACAGGCAGGTCAAGGTTTCCATTGAAAAGATTCGCCCTGATGACGGAACATTCAATGTTATTATCCGTGATTACAACGACTCCGACCTTCAATTGAACGTGCTTGAAAGATTCAACAACTGTTCAATGGACCCGGATGCCTCTAACTTCATCGGTAAGAAGATTGGTACTACAAACGGTGATTTCATTCCTAAGTCAAAATATGTTACCGTTGAGGTGACTACTGACGATACCACAAAGACTCTCGTTCCTGCTGGTTTCCTTGGATACCCTACAAGAACCTGGGATAAAAACCTTGAAATGATGCCGTTCAAGTACAACACTGAGTACTACGATGATATCCGTGTAAGGAAACAGTATTTTGGTATGTCAGACATTGTTGGTGTTGACATTGACTGCCTCACCTATAAAGGGGTTGCAGCATATAAGGACCAGGCTTGGCCTGCTAACGGATATACAAAGAGTTTCCACCTTGACACAAGGGCACACATTGAAATCGATGGAGATATCATGGATGCTACTGTTGACCAGGACCCTAACTATGAGTTTGTTACAGTAAGCCCTAACGCATCAGTCGGTGTTCCGGTGATTGATACTGAGGAACTTATGTATGATACCGTTTACGAAGATATCAATGCACGTAAATTCACTGTATTCTTCTATGGTGGTTTCGACGGATGGGATATCTATCGTGGAGCACGTACAACCGGAGACGAGTTCAAGTCAAATAAATACAAGGGAGTGTTTGATTTCGGCGAAAATAGGAACTTCACTAAGAACTTCGATACAACTGGTCTCGCTCTTGATGGAATCAATGCTATTTCAACTGACTACTATGCATTCCTTGCTGGTTACCGTCAGTTCGCTAACCCTGAGGCTGTTGATATCAACCTCTTTGCAACACCTGGTATTGATATCTTCAACAACATCCTCCTTACCGAAGACGCTATGAACGTTATTGAGGATGATGATGACGGAAGAAAAGGCGACGCTCTCTACATCATTACTACGCCTGACAAGCCGTTCGGTGCAAGTGATGCTGAGGATGAGATGTACACAGCAGACGACATTGTTGACCTCCTCGAGGATACAAATGTTGACTCTTCATATGCCGCAACCTACTTCCCTTGGGTCAAGTACTTTGATTCAGACAGTGGTTCTTACATCAACCTTCCTCCTACCAAGGACGTTATGAGAAACTTCGCATTCACTGATAACACAGCAGCTCCTTGGTTCGCATCAGCAGGTATCAACCGTGGTCCTGTAAATTGTGTAAAGGCACATCACTTCACAAAGCAGACTGAGGAAGACACCCTTTACGATGGTAGGGTTAACGTAATCAAGACCTTCGCATCTGATGGTGTTAAGGTTTGGGGTAACAAGACCCTCTCTACGACAGAAGGTCCTCTTAACAGAATCAATGTTCGTAGGCTCATGATTAGGGTTAAGAAACTTATCACCCAGGCTGCAAGACAGCTTATCTTCGAGCAGAATGATGCAACCCTTAGGAAACAGTTCCAGAGCCTCGTAGAGCCTATCCTCGCTAACGTACGTGCAAACCGTGGTATCACTGACTACCGTCTCGATATCCAGCAGAGTGTTGAATGTGAGGATGAGCACGAACTCTCAGCAACGATTTGGATTAAGCCTACTCCTACTCTCGAGTATATCAGCATCAACTTCAACATCACTGCACAGTGTGTTACGTTTGATGAATAATCCAAACCAATAAAATGAAAAGACCCCGGGAAACCGAGGTCTTTTTTTTATACCTACTTTCTTTACATTCAACATATTTATTTGTATATTTGCAATAAATAATGGACCCTAATGGATTTGTAAATGAGTAAAAAGAAAACAACTGTCGAATTTATTAATGAGGCAAGGAAAGTTCACGGAGAGAAGTACGATTATTCAAAAGTAGAGTACAGGAACAACCGTGAAAAGGTTATAATCATCTGTCCAGAACACGGCGAATTTCTACAATCCCCGGAAAAGCATCTTTCTGGTCAGGGGTGTCCTGCATGTGGCGGAACCAAGAAAAACACCACTGACATCTTCATTGAGAAAGCAAGAAAAGTTCACGGGGATAAGTATGACTATTCAAATGTAGAATATGTAAATAATTATACAAAAGTCTGTATCATCTGCCCTGAACACGGGGAATTCTGGCAAGACCCACACAACCATCTAAAGGGAAAGGGATGCCCCGTTTGTGGCGATAGGATTCACAAACCGGCGAAATATACGACCAACACATTTATTGCTGCTGCGAAAGCCGTACACTGGGATAAGTATGACTATTCAAAAACCATATATAAGAACATGAACGAGCCTCTTGAAATTGTCTGTCCGGAGCATGGTTCATTTTTCCAACTTCCTTATCTGCATTTAGGCGGTTCCATTTGTCCCAGATGTTCGAGGAAGATTACTGGGGTGAAGAGAAGGATAACAAAAGAGGAGTTCATTGAAAGAGCGAAAGCCGTACACGGAGATAAGTATGATTATTCAAATGTAGAGTACATCACAGAAAAACATAAGGTGCGAATTATATGTCCGGAACACGGGGAGTTCTGGCAAACACCTGACAAACATCTCCAGGGGAACGGATGCCCGAAGTGTACATACCCTTATTCCAAGGCGGAAAATGAGATAGTTGAATACGTGAAGAACTCAGTCGGTGAAAAAAATGTAATTACTCACGACAGAATGGTATTGAACGGCAGGGAACTCGATATTTTTATCCCGTCAAAAAACATTGCCATAGAATACAACGGGCTGTACTGGCATAACAAGGACAGGAACTACCACCTCAAAAAGACGGAGGACTGCAACGCCTCGGGGATTTCACTGATTCAGATATTCGAGGACGAATACTTGCATCATAAGGATATCGTCCTGTCCAAGATATCCCACATACTTGGTACGGTCGAATATAACAGAAAAATAATGGCAAGGAAGTGTGCCGTGACTGAGATTGATAAGGAAACAGCAAGAAAGTTCCTTACTGAAAATCATATCCAGGGGTTTGTCTCAAGCACGGTTTATCTTGCTGCGGAACATGATGGTGAGATTGTCGGGGTAATGTCGTTCAAGAGAACTGGTGAAAAATGGGAACTTACGAGGTTTGCAAGTAAAATAGGTATCTTGTCCTGCGGTGTCGGCGGAAAAATATTTTCTACGTTCGTCAAAAAATACAAACCGGCCAGCGTCAAGACATTTGCCGACCGGAGATGGACAACAAATGTAGAAAACAACCTATACACGAAGATGGGTTTCTCATTCGCTGGTTATACGAAGCCAGAATATAGGTATTATAAACCCGGGGACGGGGCAATAAGGCAGCATAAGTTCGGGTTCAGGAAAGAGGTGCTCAACCGCAGATACGGGCTTCCGCTTACGATGACAGAAACCGAAATGACATCAGCACTCGGCTATACGAAAATCTATGATTGCGGGCTCATGAAATACATATGGACGAAAAAAGAGGATTCCGTGTAGGGACCCTCTTTTTTTATACAATAAATTACACTATTTTTTAATCCAGAGTAATGAATTTAATATGCAAGTACACAATAATCCGGTTGTATCGTCATAGTTATCTGGCTGACCTCATCGTCTGAGTAGGAGAGGTTACCGAAGTTAGCGTCAGATACCATGCAGTTCTTAAGAATCCACTTCTGTACAACAACACCAGTAGGGTCGAGCATTTCAAGTTCTATATCGCGTTTATAACCAGCAGCATAGCCCTGTCTACCGGTAATGGATTCAGAATGAAGTCTAACCCATTCCATAACTGCCTGAGAAGATGAAGGTCCGATAGGGTCACGGAGAGTAACGTTGATTGACTGCCACGTGTATCTACCAAGAACCCACGTAGAAGTATTGAGGAACTGGATTTCCTTTGCACTTTGCTGGATATGAGGTCTTGATGCAGAAACAAGCGTCCATTCGTTAATGCCCAAATCGGATGGGAATCTCATAATCCACCTGTTATTCTTTAGCGGCTCATAATAGAGGGGCATTTTGGTTAGCATATCACTCATAGTATATCAATGTTTTTTTCTCGTTATTCAATTATAAATAGTAGGTATTTTATTTTTTTAGATACCAGGTTTTTCCTGAGGCTCTTTTTCGTCAACGGCTTTGTTGCAGATGTTGAAAATCTTAAGGAGAGCCTGGAAACGAGGGTCTTCAGGGGTGTTGTTCAACTGTTTCATGCCGTCAAGGGTGATAGCACGGATTTTATTGACGAAATCTCCACCGAGTGACTTTGTAGGGTCCTCGTTTTCCTCCGGTGCTGGTTCCTCTGCAGGCACCGGTTCTTCTTCCGGAACATCTTCATAACCGTAGTCATCATCAGGAAGGTCGTCTTCGCCGAGATAAAGTCCCTCACGGATAAGTTTTGCGTTCTTGATTATACCATTAATCCTATTGATTTCTTCCTGGATTGTTATTTCTTTCTTTGTCATAATAAAAGCTTCTATTTGTTTATAAATATCTTATTGGTTGAAAAATATCACTGATTGACTTCAATGATTTCATCATATTCATCCGGTGTTGGCGGCTGATATCCTTCCTGCATACGCATTATGATTTCAGGTGGTATCTGTCCCTGTCTCCTGGCAATGTTGTCCTCTATTGAAGGAGCCTTTACAACAACATAAATCCACTTAACTGGAAAATGCTTGAGCAATGACTTGTACTGCATACGGTATTTTCTTTTCAGATTGGTGTTGTTGATAACGATATCTTTACCTTCTTCTGCGTACTGTCTCAATTTCGCATTGAAGATGCCAGTGACAAGGTTTTCCTGTTCTGGTGTCCCGGCAAATTTTTCATCTGCACCACAAAGACCGAGTTCAACACGTATGTCATCACGGCATGCAATACACTCACATCCTGGAAGATTGTTTTTTATCCAAGTATCCTTACCAGCCCCGGGGAGCCCAATCATAACATATACGTTTATTCTTTCCACTTCACTTTACTTTTCTCATAAATATCTGCATCTTAGAAGTAAAGTACAGTGAAAAATAAAACATTACTATTTATTTTTTGAAAGAGCAAAATTATGAGCAAAACTGATTTATTGATAGAACCAAAACAGAAATACGTTCCATTAAGGGCATTTCGCTTCGTGCTTGATTTTGGAATTGAAGGTCTTGATTATTGGAGGGTGAAGGCAGTAAGTTATTCGGAAGGGAAACTGTGCGTGAGAGTCCGTGAGACAGAAGACCTGTATCATCCGGAGTTTTTCCAGAATAACAAATTCAAGAACAGAACTGTTAAGTTGAAGTTTCTTGATGCTACTGGCGTGGCGGTTATTGAAACCACGTTCTCTGGGGTGTCTTTCAAGAAGTATGAAACTGGTTCGTTTGATTATGATGACGATACGAATATGATGACAGATTTGTTTTTCACTTATAAGAAAGTTGAACACCATACAATATGCCACAGCCAACAAGAAGAGAAAGAACAGCAGCGGTAAAGAAGAAGAAGGTGAAGAAAACCACGCCACGGGGAAAGCGTTCGCATCCTAAGTACGGAACTTCAAAATTGGAGGACAGGTTCGCCGTTGAATTCCTTGACAGGCTTGGGTACAAATATATCCGTCAATATGAAGCGAGAGAAATTGGTAGGTTTTATGATTTCTGCATACTTCGTGAGGATGGAAAGATATTGGCGTTGATTGAAGTTGACGGGGATTATTACCACGGTCACGGATTGGTGTATGAGGAGAAATCACCGATGCAGAAGCATAACGAGACAGTGGATAAGATAAAGAACCAATGGGCACACGAGCATCAGGTTCCGTTGTTGAGGATTTGGGAGCATGACATCAACGACAACCCGAGCAGCGTGATAAGGATGCTGAAAAAGGAGATAGGACTTGCTACCAAGAAACAGGAGAAAAAGGACGAAATGGGGAAGCGTCATTAAAGAAACAAAAGAAAGTAGCACAAAGAAAAGAAAGAAATCAATTAAGCTACATAGGTACTTTACATCTAAGCTATAGTATTATAAGCTATAGATAAACTTAAGAATATATACACAAAAAAAAATGAAAACGAAAATCTTTTTACCATATTTTCCAGAAGGTCCGTTGGCCAATAGTGAAAATGATTTGTCAGACGAACAATACGCCAGACAGTTGTTGGATATGTACGACAGCGGGTACAAGAATTTTATGAGTCAGGCTATGGGAACAATGATGGACCAAAGGTACGGCGTGATGGAAGTTATGCCAGAGAAATATGCTATTGAAAGTGCTGTTGACAACGGAAGAGTTGACTATTATGAGTTCGAGTGTATGCTGAACAACGAGGAAGATGAGCCAATGTCAGAAGATGAGTTCAACTTCTACGCCAACTCCGGGGAAATGTGTGCGTTTTTTGTGCATATGTCGATAACTGACAAGAATGATGCGGACAGCCTTGATGAGCTCAATTCCTGGCTCAAAGAATGCAAGAAGATTATGTCAGACAACTACATTGACGAAGGCTATAAGGTTGGTATGTTGCCAGGCAAGGACTTGATAATAGAATTTCCGTCTGTCAGTACGATGATGAATAAAAGATGGAAATTGTGCGGTTCGAGGGCGATTGACCAAGACAACCCACGGAACTTTGCAATAATTGTGACTAAGATAGAAGAAGAATAAAAATAAAATGCTACAGATATGAATATGCCAGAAGAAGAGAGGATTAAGGAATTGAAGTTGCTCAAATCCTCATATGATATGTACGAGAAGTCAAAGAAGGACACGGAGACAAAAATGAAACAAAAGATGAAGGCAGATGGAAGCCCGTTCTATACGCCAGCCCAGATTAAGGAAAAACTCGACCTTATCCAGGGTATGGAGGATGATGTTGTTGACCAGTATAAGTCTCTTGGCGGAAACATGGATGAACTTACTAAAAAGAGAGGCTCGAGAGCCAAGGCACAAAAGACTGTTATGGATATTGTCAACGAACAGCCTGAGGTGAAACCACGCCCAGCTGAAATTCCGTCTGAGCCTATCACCAAACCCGTCACTACTGAGACTGTTGCAGAACAAACGCCTACGAATGGTGCGATTTACGACGTGATTCCACTCCCTTCTGGCGGTGAATGCTATCCGAATAAGATGTCGAAGGTGAAGGTCGCTTATCTTACGGCTTACGATGAGAATATCCTTGTATCCCCAAACCTTTATCGTGACAACAAGGTTCTGGATGAGATTTTGAAGCATAAACTTATGAATTGCCCGTTTGCCCCTGAAAACCTTCTAATGGGCGACCGTGATGCGATTATTCTTTGGTTACGCGCCACTGGATACGGCAATGATTTTCCTATTACGGCAACTGACAATGAGAGTGGTAAACAGTTTGAGGCTACCGTTGACCTGTCAAAGATAAAGTTCAAGCCGTTCAACTTAAAGGGTGATGAAAACGGGTTCTTTGATTTTGAGACCCCAGTTACGCATGATAAGATTAAATTCCGTTTCTTGACCTCAGGGGACAACGACTATCTTGATGAACTCGATGAGGAAGAAAAGAAGAAATCTGTTGTTGGTAAACTTGAAAGAATTTGCAAGGACCTGTCGGATATTGTTTCAAATGACAAGACATTGGGCAAGGATGAGAAGAAAAAGGTATTTGATGCACAGAACGCACTCAATGCCTGGAAGGATAAACTTCTCGAATCCGGGGAAGAAGATATACCGTTTACCAACATCATTACCAACCGTATGCAGTTGATGACAATGGAAGTTAACGGAAATCGTGACCGCCAGTTTATATACAAGTACATTATGGGCATGAACGTACGTGATGCCGCTGCTTATCGAAGGTATGTAAGTGAAAACGAACCAGGTCTTGATTTCAATCTTGAGGTAGAACGTCCTGAGTCTCTCGGAGGTGGGACGGTGAATGTGTTTCTACAACTTGACCAATACCTATTTTTCAATATTGCCGAATGAGTTTGAGAAAAACTTGAAGGACGAAATCTGGGGGTGTTTCAAGTACATAGGGATACCGATGGATACAATTATGAACATGCCAATCCAGGACCGTAAGTACTATATAATGAAGCACAATGCAGATGAAGCAGAACTGAAAGCTGAGATTGAGGGTGATGGGGAAAGCCATACCATTGAAGGAGAAGCCCTTAATGCTTATGCGAAGGTATCACAGAATGACCCGCTTCGTTAAAATAATGGCGCACAGCATCAAAAACTGTACGCCATTTTCTTTTAGAAAATTTATGAGAAGATATTTATAGGAAATTAAATGTAAATGGCTGGCATTAGCAATATAAATGAGTCTAACGTTTCTAATTTAACTGACGAGCAACTGTCAAGAATGGATACATCCCAGCTTGACAAAGTTCTTGAACTGCTCGATGGAATTAAACAAAGAATGGGCTATTGGACGACTGAACAAAATAGGGTTGCAGCATCCGCAGCCAGCTATCGTCGTGAACTCGAAAAGACTAATTCTTTGCTTAAGGAAAACGAAACCTTACTTGGTAAAATTTCTGATACAACGAATGATGTGTCAAGAAGGTTTGGAGGACTTAAAACCGCAATTGAAGGCGGCTTCTTTAATCCGTTGAAAAACCTTGCCGGTGAATGGGGGAAGGCAGACCAGGCAGCCAATGACTTTGGAAAACACGTTGGTCTTAATACAAAGGCTGTTGCTCAACTCCGTGACCAGACCATAAAATTTGCCAACGACGTTCATATTGGTGAGAAGTATAACACTTCCATCAAGGAGATGATTGACCTCCAGCAGAAGTATGTGTCTACTGTTGGAAGAAATTTACAAATATCTGATAAACAGCGTGAAACGCTTCTTGCAACTTCCAAACTTATGGGTAGTAATACCAATGAGTTTGTCGCTAAGTTGGAGAATATGGGTGTCGGTCTTGAGAAGTCAGGCGACATCGCAGTCAAGATGTTCAATGAGGCTGCAAAGAGCGGAATATCATTCGAAAAAACCAGTAAGTACGTAACTGAAAACCTAACAAAGGTTCAGAGCTATGGCTTCAAGAACGGTGTTGAAGGTCTTACTTCCATGGCTAAGAAAGCCGCTGAGGTTAATCTTAACATTGCAGAGGCATTCAAGGTCGCCGATAAGATTCAGACTGGTGGTGTACAGGAAGCAATCAAGATGGGGGCAAATCTTCAGGTTCTTGGAGGCTCGTTTGCAGGTTTTGGTGACCCGATGGGAATGCTCTATCAAGGTTTGAATGATATGGAAGGTCTCCAGGACAGAATGGTCAAAATGTTCAGTGGTCTTGGAGAACTTAAAAACGGCCAAGTTGAAATTAGCGGTGCAAACAGGCTGAGGGTCAATGCTGCGGCACAGGCAATGGGCATTTCAAAGGATGAAATGTTCAATATGATTAACCGTCAGGCTGTGCGTGATACGGTGAAGAGCCAGATGGGTGGAAGGTTCGATGGCGATGAGGAACTTAAAGAACTTGTACTGAATACTGCAACACTTGATAAAAATAACCAGGCTGTTGTAAACATTAATGGTCAGCCAAAAGCCTTAAAAGATGTAACTGATAAAGATAAAGAATACCTTAAAAATCTTCAGAAAACGGAAAGTGAAGATATTAAGGATATTGCTCAGATTCTCCGTGGGTACAATGATGTACAGGAAGGATTTACAAAGGAGGTTGAAAATAAGAAGGCTTCTGCTTTCTCGGAAATAGGTAAATTCACCAAGGGGTTGTATGGTAAAATGGGTGAGAGCAATGCCATGCTTACCATAATTAAAGATGCTGTTCTTGCACAAGCTCTATTAGGTGCTGTCAGTAGTATTAGTGGCGGGCTTGGTACTGCGTTAGGTAGAGGAAGAGGTGCTGCTCGTGGAATGCGTGGCGGTGCTGCCTCAGGTGGAGGTGCAGGAGGCGGGTTAGCGAGTGGTGGAGGATTACCAGCAAACACCACAAAACTTGCAAACGGAACATATCAGCACATAAATCCGAAAACCGGAAGAAGCACAATTTTGTCTGCTGACGAAATGGCCGCAAGGCAAGCCAGAATGAATAAAATATCGGCATCACAAGCCAAGGCTGCCGCAAAAACAACATCAAAAGCCGCTTCCTTTGCCGGAAAAGCCGGTAAGGTCCTAAAAGCTGGTGGTGCTGGCGCAGCCCTTGGCGGTGCATTTGCTGCGATGGGATATTTGGCAGATGGTAGTTTTAAGGGAAGCCGTGCTGATAAAAACAAGGCAATTGGCGGAACAATTGGTGCTACTATTGGAGGCTTTGCAAGCGCTATACCTGTTGTTGGTCCGATTGCTGGTATTGTCGGTGCTGAGGTTGGAAAATTCTTAGGTGAAAAGGTAGGTGGCTGGGTAACCAAAGTACAGGACAAGAGGAGAAGTGAAGCGAGGGGCACTTACAGTGAAGAACTTAAGAAAAGCGGAAGAAAAGATGAGGCTGAAGCGCTCGCTAATCTTAGTGGCGATTATAGTAAACGTCAATTAAAAAAGATAAAGAAGGCACTTGAAGATGGAGAGATTACTGAGGATGAATTGAACAAACTCGGTAAGAGGACTCGCAAGAAGATGGCTCAAAACGATAAGGACCTTATTGAAAAATT